ATGACCGCTGCAAACGTATTCGAAGCCGAGGGACGCGCCGCAAAAGTCATGACGCTCTGTCGGCAGATCGATCTCGAGTTGAAGGGACTCGACACGACTAGCGGGCGGCTGCTCGCGGCCGAGTTTCTTCGCAACCAAGAAGACTCGTGGTGGCTCGAACTGGCTAAGCGCGCTGGAGTGAAGACCGCGATCACACGCAACAAGGTTCCGGGCCCAAAGACGCGCGCTGCGGTCGTCGAGGAATACGAGACGCGAGCGAGGCAAGCTCGATGACGCTGCTACCTCGGGACCCATCACCCGCATTGGCTACACTGCCGCCGGCATCGACCTCGCCGCGCTCCCGCTCGTCGGCGGCTACCAGACCCGCAACGGGGTTGACGCACCCGTAAATACCTGCCACCATGCACGCCGTGCCGAAAATACCTGACAGAGACGCAGTGACGGCAGTCTTCGCCGAACGACTCCGCGAGGCCAGGAGGGCGGGCGGCTGGACGCAGGAGCAAGTTGCCCAACGCGCGGGCTTGGATGCATCTTGGATCGCGCAGTTCGAAGGCGGCTTTCGCGCGCCGACGCTGTCGAAGTTTCGCGCCCTCGTCGTCGCTCTGGGCGCTGACCCAGCTTGGTTGCTCGGCATTCGCAAGACGCCGCGCTGACGAATATTGTTGACGAAGTCGTAAACGTTGCATAGGTTGTGGTCATGACGAATCGCAACGCATTGTCGGGAACCGAACTGGCCGAGCGCCTCTCGATCGAGCAGTGCCTGAAGGTATGGACGGAGGCCGAAGCTGACATCCGCTCTGCCTTCCAGGAGCTCGAACGCGCGCGCGCCGCTCTGACTCACACGTTCTCATCGGACTCGTTCGGCTTCAGCATCCCGAGTGGTCGCTGCCACCACAGCATAGCCACCGACGAGGTCGACGTCGTGCTCGCCAAGCTGCGCCGCTCCGTCTGGTCCTCGCTTGTCGACCGGCTCGAGCTCCGCCGCATGATGAGCGTGAAGGCATGGGAGGAGCTCCAGCGCCAGATCGATCAGGACGACTCGCCGGAGATCACCTCCGAGACGCTGACCGGCATGGTCAAGGGCTTCACCGATCGGCTCGACTCGATGCTGGAGGAGGCGATCGTCGAGGTCTTCAACTGGCTGCGCCCGCGGCGCAGCCAATACAAAACCAATAGCGAGTTCGAGATCGGAAAGCGCGTCATCCTGAAATACGCCGTGTCGGCGATCTGGTCCGGCGGTGGCTTCAACCTGGTGTACGAAAAGGAGCCGAACTTCACGGCGCTTGAGAACGTGTTTTCGGCTCTCGATGGCAAGGGGTCGATCACGAAAGGCCACTACAGCGCGCTCTCCACCGCCATCAAGGAGAGCCCAGACGGCAGCGGCGAGACGGAGTACTTCCGGTTCCGATGCTACGGAAACCAGAACCTCCACCTGGAGTTCAAGCGGCTCGACCTCGTTGCACGCCTGAACCAGGTTGCGGGAGGTGCCCGGCTTCGGGGGACGCGCGCGGCTTGACGCGCGTCCCGGCAAGACGAACTGCTCGACCGGGAGCCCGCACCGCCAGGGCTGGTGGGGCAGGAAAATGCTGCGCCGGGCTCGCCAGGGCTGGTGGGGCAGGAAAGTCGCCCTGTGACCTTGACGGTTTCGTAAACCTGAGTTAAGCTCTCATCATGAACATGACGAAACACGAGACCTACGAAGTTGTCGCCGGAACCCGCATCGCGCCCGGCGCCGTCGTCAAGACCTTCCGCTCCACCGATCGCGCATCCGTCCGCGTTGGCGGCCCCGCAACGGCGTGCCTGAGCAGGTTTTCCCCCATGATCCGAGCCCTTTCAATCCAAGAACCCTGGGCGTCGCTCATCGAGAGCGGGCGGAAGACCGTCGAGTTCCGCTCCTGGAAGGTGAACTATCGGGGCCCGCTGCTGGTCCTGGCAGCGAAGCACAAGTGGCGCGGGGCTCACTCTTGGCCCATCGGGGCGCGCGGCGTCTCGCGTTGCGTGGTTGATCTCGTGGACATTCGTCCGGCAGTTCCGTCGGACGCCGAAAGCGGATGCATCTGGCCGGAGCCGGAGCACGATGGCGCGCTCTTCGCGTGGGTGCTGAGCAATCCTCGTCCCGTCGCGCAAGTCCCGGTCAAAGGACAGCTCGGAATTTTTAAGCCTTCAGACGCCGTGCTTGCGGCAATCGGACTATGACCTTGACGCCGGGTACTGCCCGTGACCGGATCACTGGCAGTCTCGGGTGCCAATTCGGTGCTCGACACAGGAGACAGACAGATGGACAGACAGATTCGCCTCGCCGCATGCTCGCTCGTTCGCACCCGTTTCCTAGGCCGCGCCGATCTGGAGCGACAGGCCGCCAGTGACATCGTAGCGCTCGCCCGACTCGAGGTCCGCCTTGGGCTCGCTGACGAGAGTGCTCTCCTGGAGGCCGAGCGCGCCAAGGCGCAGACCTACCTCGAGCACAACGCCGATTGGAGTCGCGTAGCACGCACTCTGCTGGCGCTCCCCGTGCCCGCACGCGAGGTCGAGGCTGCGCGGCGGTACGCGACGGCCACGAAGTCCGAGTTCGGTCGCACCGACAGCGACGTCTGCCGGCACGCGGCGCCTAGGGCGTGCGCAGAGATCGACAGCAAGCGCGCCGCACGTAACGCCGCTCGCGAGATCGTCGATCCAATCGCGCAGCGCCCATCACACTACGCTGCGCGTCGGAGCGCGCGGAAGCATCTGCAAGCGCTGCTCAAGGGTTCTGGCTTTCGCACGGCGACGCACGACCACAAGACCGTGATCAACGGCGCTGCTAGTGGCGAAGAGCGCGCCGTGTCAGAGTCCGAAACCGAATGGGCGAGCGAAGCCGGGATGAGCAACGCATACTGCAAAAAGGCCTACCGCGTTGCTTACTCGCGCCACACCTGGTTCGTGTCGACCGCAATTCTGTCGCCGGCCGTGCGCGAGCTGAACGCTGACGCGCCCCGCGGGGTCGTCTATCTGTCCGAGACCGTGCGCGTCCGGAACGGCCGCGGTACCTCCCTCGTGACCGAGACCGTAAGCGCCCGCTGCCGCACCGCGAGGGCAGCGTGATGGCCCGTCGTCGCGGTCGTCGGCCGGCGCAGCGTGCGCCGAGTGCCGCGCAGATCGCCGCGTCCGAAAAGGCATGGGACGAGGCTCTTGGGCAGGTCGAGGGTCTGTTCGCCAAGGGCCAACTCGTGCAGGATTACGAGGGCCGGACGTGGAAGCTCACCCGCGGTGGGCGCCGCTATCACGAGGACGTCCGGACCATGCTCTATCCCGCGATGCCGGCCCGCGCGTCCAAGGATTTCGCCGCGTCGCAACTGATCCGGCAGGCCATCGACCGCGTGCTGCGCGAGGGGACGCACGAGCCCGGCTCCCGCGGCCTGCACGTCGTGGACGGCAAGCTCGAGCCGGGCAAACCCTGCCCGGTGCCAGCACAGAACAGCCCCACCCACTGGCAGGACGCCCGCCCGAGCAGCCTGGCGACCTTCCCGTCGATCGAGGTCTGCGGGCGCATCCTGCGGGCGGTGCGGCCGAACTATGACGACGCCCCCAGCGTGGCATGGATCGACGACGCCAAGCTCGCTCGCGCGGTCATGGCGGCGATCGAGGCGTCGCCAAAACCGGTCTGGCTACCGCAGGTTACGGTGCGCCTGCGTGGCGCGGCAGCCGCCGCAGTCGCCATGGCAGAGGGCATGCGCGCGCTGTGCGTGGACGCCAGGGCGGTGCGATCGTGACCCGCCCGACACTGACGGTCGCGGTCGTGGAGCAGCTCGCGGGTCGTCTCGCGGACCGCAAACTGAAGCCGCCGCGTGAACTGGAGCGCGGTCTAGAAGCGCTCGCTCGAGCTCCGGAGCGTGCTCGGGATCGCCTCTTGGCGGCGCTGGCCGAGGCGCTCCCGCTCGGGTTCGCGGCACCAGAATCCGGGGGGCCGCTGGCGCCCGCGTTTCCCCGCGCGAGCCGCGAGGTGCAGGCTCGGATCGCACTCGGCGAGGCGCCCGCGGCGATTCTCCGCGGGCTCACTCCGCGGGAGGCGCACGAGGCGCTGAGCGCGGGCATCGAGGACCCGATCGAGTGGATTCTGGCGGAGGCTGACCTGGCAGACCACGCCGATAAGCCCCGCTCGGTGCCGGTGGCGCGCTGGTTCGTGGCGTGCTGGCGCGACCCTGCACGGCGCGCGGCCCTCGAGCGCGAGCGCAACGAGCGCGGGCCCGGCGGGCTCGAGATCCAGGGCCGGCTCAGGGATCGGATCGACGAGATCGCGGCGCGCGACCTTCCCCGCGGGGAACGGACGAGCGTCGATGCTGCCTTTCGCTCGGCGGCCGAGCGCCGCTACGCAGAGTGGGCGCGCGGGGCCGAACGCGACGAGACGCAGCTGGCTCCGGTCCCGCGCTGGTGGCGGCCGATCCGGTGCGCGCGAATGCTCAATTCGAGCGCGGCCCTCGTGCGTGAGGGCAGGCAGATGTCCCACTGCGTGGGATCCTACGCGCCAGCTGTGCGCCAGCAACGCTCAGTGATCGTGTCTCTCTACGTGTGCGGCCACCGGTCGACGGCCGAGCTCACACGCGACGGCTCCAGGGTGTGGCAGCACAAGGGCCCGTCGAACGCCGCCCCTCACGTGCTGTGCGAGCGCGCGCTGCAAACGTGTCTCAAACGATGGAGGAGCCAGTGATCGTGACCGCAATTGCCGGGGCCGTGCTCGGAGCAGCCCTTGGGGCACTGGGTGGGTACACCGCACGACGCTGGCTGGACAGCTGGCGGCGACAATGCGAACTGAACGAACGGACAGAGGAGACAGACGATGAAAACGAGAGCTGAAATCGATCCTGAATTGTACATCCTACGCCAAGTCGCTACGGCCGCGCGTGAATTGCCTGGCCGCGCCGGGCGCGAAGTCGAGACGGCGAGATTCAACCTGTTCCAGGCCTTCGAAATTCCTAACGGTGGCCTTGCCGTCCGCTGGGCGCGCGCTCTTCGGGTGGCGATTCTAGCCGTGGAACTCGACCCGGAGCTCAAGCGCCAAGCGTTCTTGGCTCTGGATCACATCGACGAGGCGTTGGTGTAATGGTCGAGAAAACTCCCGTGGCCGTTGCGGTCAGCTTCGAGAGCAGCTTCCTGCTGGACCAACTATGCGACCTGTTCGCGTGCTCGCGCGAGGCAATGGTCGGGCAACTGATCGGCCAGGAATACGAGCGCTGCAAGCACATGAGCACGCAGGCCTGCCCGTGGCACATCTCCGATTCCGCGATCCGCGACTACCTCGCGATCGCAGGAAACGACGACCGCGAGGGCGCGCGCATAGCGCTCGAGGCTGCGGCGATCGACGCGATCACCAGCGAGCGAGAAGGCCAGCGCAAGCCGGCGCCCCAGCAGAACGGCGCTCTGCGCTACCGCGGGCCGAAGCCGCGTCGCCTCGTGCTCTACGTACAGCCGACGACGAAACCACCCACGCTCGTCGCTGTGTCGGCTGGTGGGCGGAGCGCGTGAGACGCACATCACTCCGCGAGTGCGGCGACCAGGTTCCTGATGCCGTGCTCGCCAGAGCCGTTCAATACTCGAGCGGGTTCGCCTCGTCGTCGTCGTCGTCGGGCAGGAGCTCGGCAAGAGCTCCTGAGGCGAACAGCTCACGCAGGCCGGCTTCGCTCTCGGAGCGCAACACCCCTTCGAGTTCGAGTTCCCGCCAGTCGGGGGCCTCGAGCTTCGGTGCGGCTGAAGCTTCGGCGTGGGTCAACATGGTGCACGACGGGCATCATAGCTAGCTTCCAGCTGGCGCGCAACCCGTGGCCTGCGGCACTGGGTATGGCCGACGCGGGCTCGCAGAGGCGCTCGGGGTGTGCGTGGACACGGTGGACCGACTCCGCCGGGAGGGGTCCCGAGCTCCGGGTTTGCGACGTCCCACGGTACGAGATGGATCGCGTGCTCGAGTGGCAAACTCGACACGTCGCGCGCGCTGAGTTTGCCCCGCCTAAGAGGGCGTGGAGACAAAAATCAACGCCCCGGAGGGCAACCATGCTCAGCGCCTACGACAGAATCCGGATCGCCGCCCACATCGTAGCGAACCCGCGTACCGTCCTGCGGGTGTACCAGGGGGCGGGGAGCGACTACTCGTACCGGCGAGTAGCGGAAGGGGCGAAAACCCTGGGCCTGCCGCCGCCGCCGTTGCGCTCATCGCCGCCGAACTCGCCCGAGCCATCGGAGACGGGCCCATCTAGGCCGCCGCGCGCGCCGGTCGAAGGGCGAGCGGAAGCGAACTCACGAGCGTGCGCGCGCTCGCCTCGAGCGCGATCGCGGTGAGCTGGCCGCCGAAGTCGACCTCCCTGAATTCGGCCGATCGAACGCCATCGGCCCCCGCCCGGGCAAGCAAACGCTCAAGCTCGTCCTCCGCCGGAACCGACAGGCAGACTAGGTTCCCGCCGGCGGCGTGCCAGGCGGCGTCGAGCTCCGGCTGGGCGGCAACGAAAGCGCGCAGCGCGTGGCAGGATTGGGCGACCTCGGCCCCTGGCGGCAGGTCCGAACGCGTCACGATGTAGAGCCTATCCATTGGGTCTCCCTTCGCGCGTCCGCAGGGAGTTGTCACACCTTGGGCCCGGCGCTCTGCCGCTGAGCTACCCGTGCCGAAATGCAGAAAACCCGCTCGGCCCTGGGCCGGCGGGTGTGTGCTCAATCGTCCGAAGCGCCCTGCGGGCTGACTGTCAATGGGACGAGAGCGTCATGGGCGGCATCCTATCCACGTTCGGTGCGGCGCGCAAGCAAGTCCCGAAGAAAAAGCCCACGACGCCGAAGCGAAGTGGGCTTTTTTCCGCATGACGCCGCGGGGCGGCCGGTCTCTCTCCGGCGATGAGGCTCGACGGTATCACGAGGCGCTACGCGGAACCAAGGAGGCGCACCTGCGTGGCAGCAGGCCCGCAATACTCGAATACGGCGCACGGACGGCCGCCCATATGCCCCGTCCCAGTCGTCCCTGCGTTGTTTAAACTGCTGTGTGAACCAGGAGCCTTCACAAGTCGCCAATGTGGCGAGCGATTATGGGCGCGTACGTAAGTCGGATGTGCTGGGTAGTTACGAAAACGCAGACGAGAGGCCGCGTATTCTGCCCCAAGCGCATCCAGCAAAACGAAGCTGAGTCCGAGTCCCTGCCAATCCGGAAGCGTGACGGCACGCGACACGCGCCAAACAGCCTCGCCTTTTCGCGCCCCTGTAGAGACGGGACATGGCAGCACGGCCACAAACGCTGCCAATCGACCGCTTGCCCAGAGGCCGTAACATCGAGCGGCCTTGTGCAACTCGGCGGTCAGGTAGTGATACGGAGCGAACAGGGACCACGCGGAACGGGGTAGCCGACCGATCGTGCACTCGAGGGCAGGGCGTCGTTGAAGCAACCTCCGCTGAAATTGCCGCGTCGCCATGTCGAGGACCCAATCCGGCTGGAGCCACTCGACCAGGTCGAAGTGGCACGTCACCGCCACGAAGCGCTTGCCGTTCTTGCGGCAATACTTCTGCACGGCATGCGCTCCGATCTGGGCGACTTGTCGGTCCACGACGCTCGTGAACTCGTCGACGACGATCGGATCGCCATCTTCGAGCAGACGGCGCGCGAGCTCGACGCGGAACTTTTCTCCGTTGCTGAGCACGGCGTACGGGCGCATCCACGCCGGAATCGTGTTGAACCCGACCGCCTGGCAAACTGCGGCAATCTGTTCCACGGAGACCGTTCTGTGGAAGTCGTCGACGACGCCGGCGGCGCCCCACTCGAGCGCGCGCGGCTCGCCCCAGAGGTGGCGCATGATCGTCGTTTTGCCGCTGCCCGATGGGCCGACGACGAGTCCAACCTGCCAAGGTTCGCTTTCTAGATCCAAATCGATCGCCCATTCGAGTCGCGCCTTTTTCTGCGGCGGTGCGTCGAACATGGACGACACCTGACGCGCACGCGTCGAAACACTGACAGGGGACTCGACGGAAAAATTCACACGCATGTTGACAAGGCTTCCTCAATGCGCATTAATAGTGCCTATGGATCTAGAACAGCTAGCCGCGAGCGATGCCGCGGAACACTTCCGCGAGTACATGAATCGCCTCGCCGAAGAAGGCGAAGAGTACGAGGATTATCCAGTTCCGACGTCGCTCAAACTTCGCGCGTTCCAAGAACAGTGCCGCCTACGCAAGATGATGTACGAAGCCACGCAGGCCGTCCGCCTTGCCGTTCAGACTGGAGAGCTCACTCGGTTGCCGTGTGAAGTCTGCGGAGCAAAACGAACCGAGGCGCACCACGACGACTACGCTCGGCCGCTCGATGTGCGCTTTCTGTACCGAAAGCATCACGCGATATGGCACGCAAAGAACGGTCCTGGGAAGAACGGGGCGGACTGGTCCAAGTAACATGGCAAAGCCACGTAATCCCGAAGGCACACGTTACAACCTCACTGCAACTCCCGAGCAGCTGGGCGCTTGGGAGGCCGCGGCGCAGGGGGACGGTCGTCCCTTGGCGTCCTGGATAAGGGTCGTTTGCGACCGGGCCGCTGCGGAATTCGCAGGGAAAACAGGGGGTTACAAGAAAAAGCCGTCCAGTCGAAAAAAAGTGAGGTTGGGGGCTTGACGTATGCGCATTGATAACGCATACTGTCTTTCATGAACACGACGAACAGCAACCGCTTCGGAATCGAAATCGAGACCATCGGCCTGAGCCGCGAAACGCTCGCGAACGTCATCGCTCGCGCAATCGGTGGAACGCCCGGTCTCAATTCTCACTACAGCCCCTCCGTTACGATGGCCGACGGCCGCGTCTGGAATATCGCTCGAGACGCTTCGCTCAGCAGCAGTTGCAACAGCGGTGAGATCGTGTCCCCCATCCTGTCCTATACCGATACCGACCTAGAAACCCTCCAGACGATCGTCCGAGCGGTGCGTGAAGCGGGCGCGCGAGTTGACGAGTCGTGCGGCGTACACATTCACGTTGATGGCTCGCGCTTCGATGCTCGCGGGCTCATCAACCTGGTGAACATGGTGCACAAGAATGAGCGGCTGATCGAGCGCGCTCTGGGCGTCAGCGCTCGCCGCCTGATCTCCTACACCAAGCCGATCGATGCCGAGTTCGTCGCGCGCTTGGACGCGCGCCGCCCTCGCACGTTGGCTGAGCTCCAGTCGGCGTGGTACGGCCAGCACGGCGAGGTCTCGCGCTACGACTCGACCCGCTATCACGGACTCAACCTGAACTCGCTGTTCTTCCGCGGCACGGTCGAGTTCCGCTACTTCAACGGCACGCTGCACGCGGGCGAGATCAAATCGTACGTGCAGCTCTGCCTCGCGCTGGTCGACCGCGCGCAGTCCGCGAAGGCCACGAGCCGCGCCCGCCGTCTGATCGCGACTGAGAACGAGAAATGGGCCGTCCGCCTGCTCCTGAAGACCCTTGGAATGCTGGGCGAGGAGTTCAAGACCGCGCGCCACCACCTGACCAAGAACCTCACCGGAAACGGCGCGAACCCCCGCCGCGCCGCCCTTCGCACTCGAACCGAGGCGGCCTGAGCCGCCTCCCGGGGGGGAAGGAACGAACGCACATGCTCTATTTTGCCTATGGATCGAACCTCGATGAGTCGCAGATGGCGCAGCGCTGCCCCGGCGCGCGCCCCGTGGGCCCCGCCCGACTGAAGGGGCACGCGCTCTGCTTCGCTGGGTTCAGCTTCGGGTGGAACGGTGCCGTCGCCTCGATTGCTCGTCGTTCTGGCTGGGAAACACAGGGCCTGCTCTACTCGGTGACGGCCGAGCACATTGCGTCGCTCGACCGGTTCGAGGGCTACCCCTACGTCTACGAGCGCGCTCGAAAGATCGTTCAGCTGCCCTGCGGGCGCCGGGCCTTCGCGCACGTTTACATTCACCGCGAGCAGATGCGTTTCGTCCCTGGTGTCGAATACCTGGGCGTGATTCGCCGCGCATACAAGCGCCTCGGGTTCAAGCTTCGACCGCTGCAGATCGCAGCAATGGGGCTCACGTGAGACTGGTTTTCGTGTACGGTTCGCTGATGCGCGGGCACGGGAATCACTACCTGCTCGCTCAATCGCGATTCGTTAGCACCGCTCGAACGCCTCCCAGCTATCGGATGCACTCGCTCGGCGGGTTCCCCGGCGTGATGCGAGGCGGTGAGCAGTCGATTCGTGGTGAGGTGTATGCGGTCGACGGTCCCACGCTGGCCAATCTCGACAGGCTCGAGGGGCACCCGCGCTTCTACCAGCGTTCGCTCATCGCTCTCGACGATGGCACTCGCGTTTCCACGTACCTGCTACCCAATGACCCCCACTACACCGCGCGTCCGGTCGTGGAATCGGGCGACTGGCGCGCGCATAAGGAGTCCCCATGATCACCACCAAAGACGGCCGCTCATTCACCGGAACGCCCCTGCAAATCGTCAAGTCGATGAAGGGGCTCGCCTTCGGTGCACCCAGCTCGGTCGCCGACTACATCCAATGGATCGTAGAAAACACGCAGCGCTACGAGGGCGTGGGCCTGAACGTCACCGGCGAGACGGACGAGGAACTCGCAACGTCGCTCGTTGACGAAATGGTGCGCGTCGGGCTGGCGACGCGGTCGTGAAACCGCCCTACCGAACGACACGAGCGCTGGCCGAGAGATGCTGCCGACTTTGCGCGCTCAGGAAACCAGCGGCTTGCAGGTCAAGCCCTCAGACTCGAGCCGTTCGAGCAGCTCCGTCTGATGAGCCTCGCCCTCGCATTCGACGATCACCGAGTACTTCAGATGATCGCTCAACTCGCGCTCCCCATCGGACTCGTTTTCGCCCTGTTCACCGATGATCTCGGTGGCGATCTTCTCGAGTTCGTCGCCATCCCAGCCGGCGAGTAGTGCGTCGGCGAAGCTCGCTTGCGACAATGTTTCTGCGACGATCTCGTCATCCCATTCCGCCAGTTCACCGAGTTTGTTGTCGGCCAGGGCCAGCAGGTGGGCATCGTGCTCGGAGAGATCGTCACGATAGCGAACCGGAACGAGGCTGTGCGTCGCGGTCAGCACGGCATCTGGGTGCCATTTCGCGCGGTCCTTGTCCGTTGCGCTGGGATACTCTTGGATCAGCTGCAGCGCCGCGAGTCGGGCCGTGTGCCCCACGATGATTTCGCCGCCGCTTCGCGCGACCAGCGTCCGACCCCAGCCGAACCGCTTCAGCGATTCGGCGACCCGCGGGACAGCGGCGGCATTCTTGCGCGGGTTCTTGCCCCACGGGCGAAGCTGACCGATGTCCACCCATACGGCGGCAGAGGTCTCCTCTCCGGCGGGAACCACTGCGATTTTGCTCTTTGTGTTCGCCATGGGCTGCTCAGGATTCGCTCGCGGCCGCGGGGATCACGTTCGGGTCGGGCGTCGTGCGGGCGCGACGTAGCGCGGCCTGCAGCCGCTCCATGGTGCGGGCGCGCGCGATGCCACCCCTCCATGCACATCCTCGGGCGCCGTAGCGACCAAAGGCCCCAGCCCAGTCGGTCGGTTCCCCTGCATTCGTGCAGAAATTCGCGGCCCCGGCCAGGTGACGAGCGGCGGCCCAGGCGGCGACACGGATTGCGGCAGGATCACCGAGGGGCAACGCGTGGAGATCGGGCGCCGCTACCGCCCAGAGCTGCCAGTACGAACGTGCTCGAGGCAGTCCGGTCTTGGGGTCTTGGTCGCACCGGGCTCCGACCGGTCCCAGATGACACTCGTCGCGACCGACGTAGCCGGCCCAGTAGGCCTCGTGCCACCCGAGCGCCAGGAGCGCAGCTGCGAGCTCGAGCTGCGACCCCGGCCAGATGCGTCGACACGGCGTCGGGCGAGCCCAAGCTCCAGCGCAGGTGGCGTGCTGGACGGCAGAGGAGACCGACGCCGCGACTTCCCTGAGCCTGGCCTCCCGGGCGCGCGGGTCCTCGTCGACGTCGCTGACGTGACGCTGCTGGGCGAGGAGCACGCGGGCGATCCGCTCGGTCAGGGTCAACGGCTCAGCAGCCCTGGCCAGCACGGCGCAGAGCGCGGCGACCAGGACCAGCAGGATGGCGGGAACGTGTCTCATTTGGGCCACTTGGGCCACTCTGGCTGGAGCTCGAACGCCACGCTCGGAGCCTGCAGACACACGACCTTGTTCCAGCCGTGCTTGGGATCGACCGTGATCGGGATTTGTCCCATCGCGAGGCAGCGCTTCTCGGCATCGTCGAGCTGTTCTTCGGCGGCGGTTTGGAGCCGATCCCAACGGTGCAGACTTGCGCGCTGAGCCTCTGACATGGGGACGTTTTCCACCTGCATCTGCCACCCGACGATTGCCGCTTCTGCCTTCGCGATTCGTACGTCGCGCGCGTGCAGGTCCCGCTTGACCAACGCGAACATCACAACGATCGCGGCGACGATGGCGAGGTTCAGGACGGCAAGGAAGCGGCTCATTCGCTGGCTCCGTTCCCACTCGGCGGACTCTCCGTTGGCGACGGAGACTCGTGCGTGGTCGCGCCCATGAGCTCCATGGCGAGCCGGTCGCGGATGTCGGATTCCGATCTCATCGTCGCTCCACCAGTTCGATCCGCCGCGCCAGCTCCATGTACTGGTCTCCGACGCGCGCGATCTCGCTGGTCTGCGCGACGTTGACCAGCTTGGTGTCGTAGATCGCGTTGGCGTACCGGTCCGAGTCTTCGGTCTGGCGCTTTCCGATCGCTTGGAATCCGTCGGTGACCTTGTCGTCCAGCGTGCCGAACTTGCTGTCGAGCTGGTCGAGTTTCCTCTCCATGCGCGACACGTCGACGTGCGGCTGCGCCATCATCGACCCGCCGAACCCAACGAGCGCGGAGATGACTGACGACGTGAGCGCCACCTTGACCATTCCGCCGCGGCTCCGAATCGTGACCACCGGAGGATCCCGCGTCGTGTCGGGCGGCAGCGAATCGGGAGCCGGCGGGTCGGACGCGGCACGAGTGAACCGTCGCGGCACGCCGGGGAGCTGCTTGAGTGGCTTGAGCGGGTCGGTCACTTCGCGTCTCCGATGAGCGCGTCCAGCTGCTGGCGCACGTCTGCCAGCTGGCGCATCGTCTCCCGCTCGAAGTTGTCGACGCGCACCGTTAGCGCGTCGATGCGGGAGCTCTCACCCTTGCGCCATGCGTCGTACCGCTCGAGAAAAGGGCGGGTGAGTTTCTCGGCCTCCTTGCGGAACGAGACGACCAGGCGGTCGTGATGCTCACTGAGCTTGCGATCGTAGCGTGACTCGCGCGCCTCAAGATCCGCGCGCTCGCTCACCTCGTGCGTTGCCATCATGTTGGCTAGCGCCGCAACGACGTCGACCGGCTCGCTCGTCTCGTGCACCGCCGGAGCCGGATCGGTATCGCGTGATCGCACCGCAGCGACCTGCTCATCGATGCTCGGTGGCACGCGGTCGCGCGGGCGTGGCGTCGGGTAGTCGGTCGGGTCGTTTGGGTCGCTCACGTGTTCCTCGGTGTCGGCGGTTCCGTGTCAGTGTCGGGCGCGAGCGCGGCGTACGTCTCGCGAGAGATGCGCTCGATCTCGCGCAGATCGCGGATGACACTCTCACCGTCGAGCGGGTTGCAGAGGCGTGCGCTCGCCAAATCGTGAATGGCGAGCAGACGCTGGCGCACCTCCTCGGTGTTCACTTGGTCTCGTCCGATTCCTTCGCCGGAGCCGGGGTGAAGTCCACGAAGAAGTACGCGCCGACCTTGAGCTGGTCGAACGCTTCCGGGTTGTTGATCTGCAACTCGACCGTCCCGCACGGAGTCGCAGTCGCCCACGACTTGTTGGCCGGGTCGGAGACCGCAGCGAGCTTCACGCACTGCACCGCGATCGGCAGCGCGTCGCTGTAGCTGGCGGAGGTTCTGCTGCTGACTTCGGTGACTCGCATCTTGCATCGGACCATGTTCATTCTCCTTTGATGGCCGCGTCACGTGCGGCGCGAAGCTCGTCCCAGTCAACAGCGGTCAGAAACGCCGGCTCCGGACGATACGGCTCGGGCTCCACCGCAACCTGTCCCGGCTCCGCGATCAACGGCAGCGGGTCGATCGCCCAGTTCATGTCGATGGCGTTGCGTTGCGCCGGACGATGAACCTTCCACTGCCCAGGACCGTACGCGGCGGTGCCGTTGTACTGCCAGATCCGAAACGGCCGGTGGTCGGGCGTCGCTGGAGCCGGTCGCTCCTTGCCTGGGTAGTGCGCTATCCAGAGCGGATACGCGAGCACCCACGCTGGTCCGCCCATGCGGCCCCAGTCGCGCTGCGAGGTGTAGACCACGGCGCTTCCCCACGTGTTCGTCGCGCTCTCGCACCATTCCTCGGCGGGCTCGCTCGTGTGCGGACCGATCGCGTGTCCCGGGTAGTCCTCGACGTCGAGGCACGGGAGCAGGTCGCCGGGTGCCAGCTCGCAGGCGTCGGCGACGGAGCCGAACACTTCGAGTTGCGACTGCACTGGGAGCGTATCGCGGAAAAAGTGGTACAGCCCGACCGTCAATCCGACGTCGCGCGCGCAGCGGACGTGCTCGGCGCAAGCCTGATCGCGACCGATGCCATCGGACGCTTTGACGATCACGAACTTGGACGATGCAGCGATCGTGTCCCAGGGGACAAGCGCGGGCTGCTGCCAGTGTGAGACGTCGATGCCGTGCAACCAATTGGAGGCCATGCTATGCTGCCTCCAACAGTTGGCCCCGCGTCGCTTCTACACGACCGAGGCCCGGCCCACGAGGAGTTAGCTCATGGACGAGAAGACGATTGCACGGTTCTGGAGCAAGGTCGATAAGAACGGCCCGGTTATGTCCGCGGAACTCGGACCGTGTTGGGACTGGATCGCGGCGCTGCGAGGCAAGGGATACGGGGCGTTTCGGATGCCTGGACCGCAGCGTCACGTGGAAGATGCTCACCGCTTCGCATGGATGCTTGCCCATGGCGCACCTGCTGGTTCGAAGCAGGTTTGTCACAAGTGTGATCGACCGAGGTGCTGCAACCCAGCGCACCTGTTTCTTGGCACTAACCGCGAGCGGCTCGCGGGTCAGAGTGGTCCAGTAGCGCGCCCGCCAGCGCTCCGACCAGCACCGACGGCAGTCCCTGCCAGACCTTGCGGACGAGCGTGAGCAGTGGCCCGAGCGCGGCGCCGCCGAAGGGCACGTTTGCCGCGCGTTCCCAGAGCGTGGGTAGCCAACGACGTTGGCCCCACTGCGCGAGCCAGAGCGCGAGTGTGAGGAGCGCCCAAGGCACCGCCGGGTGTAGCGAACTCAGCCACAACATGGTGTTCATCGGGCTCCTTCAGACGACCACGATCCCGCACATCTTGGCGGTGTCCGTGAACGGGATTGCGCTCCACGCCTTGTTCACTCCGCCGACGGTGGCGTCGTTGGTACCTGGCGTCGAGCCGGTGATCGTCGGCTTGTTGCCCGCGGTGCTGTATTGGTAGAGATGCGCCGACGCGACCGCGACCCCAACGCCGGTATTCCCTGCCCCATAAAGCGGACTGCCCGCGCTCACGTTCCCTCCCGGGTAAAACGTCCCAACGTCCAGAGCGGGGGTTGCTGCATCGAAGATCGCCATTCCCGTGCCTGAGGTAATTCTCAGGGTTGAACTGACGCTGAACCTGACACCCTGACTGGTCCAATCCCCACCGACGAACGCCCCGCCCTGCGTTGGTGAATACTGCAAAGTCGGCGTACCACCCTCCGCAACTGCTCCGCCAGCGTTCATGGTGAACGCGCTAACATGGACAGATGATCCGCTCGGCACCGAGAGCAGACAACCAGTCAGCGCCAAGCGTGGACCAGCAACCATGTTCGCGTGCATCTTGGATCGCGTGAACTGGGGCACGATCGTCGCGCCAGTGTTGAAGACGTCGATGTAGACGTTCCCGTCCAGCTGTGTCGCGGTGGTCGTCTCGTTCTTCTGCACGTCGAAGCTGTCCGCGCAGACCGCCGTGGAGTCAGCAGCGCCCCCCGCATCCTGCACATCGAGGCGCCGCACTTCGACTTCGAAGCCTTTGACACCGACGATGTCCTCTATCACGTAGCGGTCGCCCACGGCTGGCGTGATGACGCCCAGCAGACCGACGATGGTCGCGGGATCGACCGCGGCGGAAAACGCCGTGGTGCGAAACTCGGTGGCTGAAATCTTCTTGAGCACCCATGCGGTCGCGTTGGTGTTTGCGCCACTCGTTAGGCGGATGCGTTTGCGCAGGAACGTCGCCGGGTCCGTGAGCAGGTTTGCGTCTGTGATCGATGTGGGAATGTTCGTCGCTCGGTTGATCGCGGTGACACCCGTGATCCCGGCCACGTTGCTCGTCACGAGCGTTGTCCAGGCCGTCGAGTCGCCCTTGATGACGAGGCGACGCGGAGCGACGGCGCTATTTGCGATCGAGCACCGTAGACGGAAGTATTCCGGCAAATCCCCCAGGACCGAGACTGTGGTGGTTTGGTTCAGGGTGGCATCAAAGAGCCGGCGCCGGATCTCGGCTGCGGTCTTGATCGCCGTAACGCTCGTGCTGCCGACGTTCTCGTCGTCGCCGGTAGTCGGGTCGATGAACCACGCCGACTGCATTGCCCAGGTCAGATCTGGCATCGGCAGCCTGATCCACTGCCCTCCCACATCCTGCACGACCTCGCCGGCCACCGGCGTCAGCGCGGAGTCCACCGCCCAGCGAAACAGGCTTCGATAGGTTTCCACGAACGCGCACTGGCGCACTCGCGACGGCAGCGTGAGGAGGCCTGCTTGATCCGTCACGGTGCGAAGCTTGGAGATCCCAACGTTCCCCACCCGGATGATGTGTGGAGCAGTCAACGGGTCACCTCTTTGTCCAGCGCCGCCAGCCCTTTGAGCAGTCGTTGCACTTCGCCGTCCGGGAAGACGGCTTCAAGATCGTACACGCCACCAGACGCAAGACTCGCAGTCGTGGTAGCGGTCAGCTGCATGGTGATCGTTCCCGATGGCTCATCGACGATGAGGCGACCGTTTTCTGTCGTGAGCGAAAGTAGTGACTCTGCATCGCTGAGTGTTTCACGAATCTGCATCCGAGCTGTGCAGTCGGTGAAGTCGAGCGGCTCTTCGGCATCATCGAGGAATTGGAACGACTCCTCGAAGTCCGCTCCCTGCTCGATCTTCAGGTGGAAGATTCCGGCGGACATCAGGCGACGATCTCCTCGACCACCAGCCAGAAGCCTCCCTCGCCGGCGTCCGAATCGAAGTTGATCTGCGACTCGAGCGTGTAGACCTGGGGCTGGATCACGTGGGCTGCGGCCGCGGGCAGGATGCCGGGTGGCAGTAGAGCAACCAGGGCGAACGACGTGTCGTCCGTGTCCGACAGCTCAATCCTCCCCTCCAACGCCTTGCCGGTCCCGTTGGTGATTTCCTGCCCGTCGATCAGGCACCGGATCCGGCAGACTCCAGGTGGCGAACTGGTCACCTTGAGGTTGGCCGTGATGCTTACCCTCAGGCTCGACGAACTGAGCCTTGCCTGGGGTAGTGTCGCGTTGAGGTTCGACCCGGCGTCCTCGAGCAGGACGTTGGTGTAGCCGGCGTTGTCCATCGTCAGGCTGCCGGTCAGCATGGAGCCGACGCACTGACGAATCGGACCTCCAGGTCCGGGCGGGCCTTGCGTGCCTACCACAACGACACGAGTTTCTGTCATCGCACGATCCTTGGGTTGACGTGGATTGCTCCGCTCAACTCGTTGCGCGGCTCGCCGGTTGCATAGGTGATCTCGAGCGAGTAAACGCCGCTCGATGTGAGCATGTCGGTATCAGCCGACGACAGCACCAGTTCGATCGTGCCCGCAGCCTCGTCGATCACGAGCTTGCCGTTCGTGGTGTCGGCTTGAACGAGGGCGTCCGAGCTGCGGATCGTTCTACGAATCTGCAGCTGAGCCGAAGCACCAGTGAGATCAATGCTCGCGCCGAGCTCGTCGAAGAACGAGATGGTGGCTCGGAATGTCGAGCCCTGGTCGATTGAGAGCGCTGCGGTTGCGGTTGCGACGAACCGCTCACCACCGCTCGCCGAGCAGGCAAAAGGAGTGAGGGCGGCCGACGCTGAAGCGCTGAAGCGCTCGATGCCAGCGGAGGTGGCGGCGAAGCTGACGAGGGCCGCCTCTCCGCTCCCGGAGAACCGCTCGGATCCAGACGCGCTGGCGGCAAAGGAGCTCAGAGCTGCCGAACCACTACCGATGTTGTTCGCTAGTGCACCGATCGCGGTGCATGCGAAAGGCGCCAGAGCGGCGGTGCCGGAGCCGGAGAACTCCAGTGCAGCGCTACCCGCTGCAGCAAATGCCGAGAGGGCTGCTGAGCCGGAGGAGTTGAAGCGCTCGACGCCCGAGCCCGCCGCTGCGAATGGCGCAGCGGCGGTGATAGTGCACCACTTGGCGAGGTCAAGTGCTTGCTCGCCAGTGATGCGACCGAGAGCAGCCAGCACCGTTGCGGCGATGATCGCGATGGCCACGACCCAGGCTTTTTGCGAACCGATCAGACGAGTAAGTCCTTGCATTGTCACGCTGCTTTCAGGATGCCGTTAGTGCCGTCGAAGTCCAGCGCAAGCGCGTCGCCGTTGTAGAGCACGCGATCTGCGCCGAGATCGATGATGCCTACCAGAGCATCGTTCGCGTCGGTGTCGTCGTAGAGCACGAGATACTGGAACGCCGCGACATCTCCCGCACTGGCTGTCAGCGTGAGGTCGGCGATCGTCAGCTGCTGCGGCGTGCTAGATGTGAGCGTGACGACGCGCGTCGATAGATTCGTGTAGGCGATTTGCGTTAGGTCAGTGAGCCGCGTGTTCGCTACGCTTGGCGGAGTGGCCGCCGCGCAAAGCGCAAACGTCAGCGTATGGCCCGTGTAGTCCGGCAACGTGCGGCCAGCTAGTGCGGTGACCGGTGTCATCGCAGGCGTGACAGTCGCAGGTGGAGTCGGTCCGCGAACACACCAGCCTTGCGAGATGATGCGCTCTGCCGACGAGATCGATCCGGTGCCCCACAGGCCACGGCGGATCCGTACGCGTTGCACCACTGTGATGCCGTACTCAGCGTGTAGAGACACCCGAGTGCGAACTGATCGAGCGTCGTAGCACCAACGTCGTACGCACCACCGTTCGTTTGGACGGTTCCATCGAGCCAATTCGACGCTGTTATGCCATTTGCAGCAGTGGCGAACGAGAATGCATGAGCGTTGGTATCGGCTGCCGCGGTGCCCGCTATTACCTGCGCGTTGGCATCGTCGGTCTTCCGAATGCGGATCCCGTTAGTCCCGTTTACGATCATTCGCGCCGCTGGACGCAGCGACGTTACGCCGGCAGTATGCCCACACGACCACAGCGTTGTGTTTGCAGTTGTAGCGATCAGTTGCGCGCCGAGCACGAACGAGTAGTCCTGCCCGTCGTTCGTGACACGATCGCCAGCCGTGTACGCGACACCCGTGAGCCACTGTGGATTGTTGTCCGATGACTCGTAATTCCCAAGCATCAGGCTCAGGCACGAGCCGTTCGCCGTGACGTCAGCCGACGTGTTGCGAAAACTCGCGCCCGGCGACATCTCCAGCGTGCAACCGCTCGGCACAAACAGCGGCACAGAGTGCGCGTATTCGCCCGGAGGCACCCGCAAGGTGCCACCGCCGGCATCGCCAATCGTATCGAATGCCGCTTGCAAACCCGTCGTGCTGTCCGCCACGCCGGTCGGATCGACGCCGGGGAACTCGGTGACGAGGACGTGGCCAGCGTCAACGACGTTGCGGCCCGTGGAATGGCTGACCGCAACGCCCTTGAACTGGTAGGTCGATTCCTGCGGAAGCGGCACGTCGGCGCGGTCCCGCGCGGTGATTGGAGTGGCGATCTCCTCGGCGTTGCCCTCGTCGTCGAGTAGTTTCAGGCGTAGGTCGTTCTCGTCCAACACGAGACTCCGGTGACCGTTCTGCGCATCCGGCGTGTCGACGACCACGCGCGGCATGAACTCCACGCCGGTCGTCTTCACAAGAGCGCGCCCATCGGCGACACCAACCTGCAATGTGTAAACCACTGGTCCTGGCGTGGTTACGGTGATGGTGTACGTGCCTTCAATGTCTGGCAAAAACCAGGGACTCGCAGCCGTTGCCACGCTGATCCTCGCGCGCGAGCCGATTGGCGGCACCAACGACCATGAGTACACGCCGACCACCGGGAAGCGTGTGAGCGTGACGCGTTCTGCCGTCAGGTAGCCCGTTACGGCGCCCGATATGGCACCGTCCGTCATCGTCTTGCGCGCGCTGTTCGCTAGGATGCCGTCGGTCATTTGCTCGTGGTTTTCTCGCGGATGTTGCACGGTGCAACGAGGCGCCACAGACTAGTTCGCATGAAACGCTCGTGTGTCGTGTTGCAGGTTGTTCTGTGCACATCGATCCGACCGGTTACGTGAGCGCGGCAAAGGATCCTATGGCCTGTCTCGACCGGCAGCGTGTGGACGATGAGATTGTCGCCGCCGCAAAGGCCGACGGGCTGGCGGTGGACGGCTTGTGTCCTGAACGCTCAGTGCCCAACCGATGGCACATCAGGCTGAACGCCGATTCTGAAGTCTTCCGCCGCAATAATTGCCCGCATGAAGGGCAGCGCACAGTGGGCGATGTTCGGCGGATATCCACGCGCTGGCTTGCGGGTCGCAGCAACCAGCCGCGCGTGGTCCTCGTCGACCAACGACAGCTCGGTAGCCTCTACATCGAGAGATTCCAATGCGTCGCGGATGCGCACGGCGCTCTCAACCGCAGCCATGTCGCGCGCGAACACCACATCGCTCAACCGGCCGCGTACGAAGTCAGCGAACGACGCTTGGTCGTTGCCTTGGATCACCAACGAACGGCCGGTTTCAATGTCGATGAACGCCACCGGTGGTGGAATGTGAGTTGCCTTCATATCGAGGCCACTCCTAGAACGCGCCAGAAACCACCCAAGCGCGCCGCGCGCGCCCACTGATTCTGTCCAGCTGTACCGTTGAGTGTGACCAGGATGGTGCCGCTCGGGTCCTTGACAACTAGGTTGTTGGCTGCGTCGAGCAAGTTAGAGAATTCCATCGCGTCGCCGTTGGCAGCGCCCGTGTCGTCGATTTGATACGTGCGATCAGCACTGAGCACACCAGCCGGCACGTAGACGAGATCGTCGTCAGCAGAGCCGCGTGTGGTTGAGTTCGCGTCGGTCATCGCGAACGTGCGCAACGCGAGTCGTCCAGCACCGCTCGGCGCGATGCGGCATTTCAGCAGGTACGCCATCGATGCCGCGAAGTCCACGGTGCCACTGGCGAAGTTCACGTCGGCAACGCCGAGCGTACCAGGAACTGAAATCGCGTCGGCGGAGCTGCTACCCAACGTCACGCCGTTGTTGAACGTCGCTGTCGCGTTGACTGTCAGCGTGTCGACCGCAGTGCTGCCCAACGTCACGCCCTCGTTGAAGCTGGCCGTCGCGTTGACCGTCAGTGTGTCGGTGTCATCCTCACCAACCGTCACGTTGCTGAAGAACAACGCCGGACCAATGCAGTCGAATTCGGCGTTGCACGCAACTTGATCGCCACCCGTATTGCCGAGAGTCACGTCTCCGTCGCACTGGAGCTCGTCGGTCATCGTGACAAGACCAGTGAACGTGGCCGGCGACGTGACGTAGAGCTCCGTGCCCGAAACTTTCAGACCGGCGCCTCCGATCTCGATCTGAGATGCTGGCGCCCAGACTCCGCCGCCGTCGCCGTTTACGGCGCGCTCGGTTTTCGAGTCGATGTCGGCGAGCTCGGAAGCCAGTACCGGTGTACCTGGGTTCCAGACGCCTCCGCCTCGAGTGAATGTGAAATGGGCCATGGAAACTCAGCCGAGTGGAACGATGTCAGGGAGAGAAAGCGGCGCCGTGTCCGGCGTGAACACGTCGCCGCTGACCCCGAGGATGTACCAGGTCGAAACGCCCCTGGCGTAGCGGTGCATCAGATCGTGGACTCGCTGGCGCGTCACTGCGTCTTGTGATGCAGAGAGCGTCAAGGTGATGATTGCTGTGCGCTGATGGGAGAGCCACAACGGACACGGGAACATTCCGTAGGCTCCAGGATCGTGACTCTTCGCAAACGACGCGGTGAGCGTTGTACTGTTCGCCGATGTAATCGTCACCGCCTCAGCATGCTTCTTCGGATCTGGATCGAAGGTGAGCACGTCTCCCGCTTGGGGCGCTTCGGTGCCGCCTAGCGACGTGTAGGGCACCGTGATTGGTGAGCCCGTAATCGGCACCGATGCATCGAGCCGCAGTACCTTGACCTGAGAACGCACACGCCCGAACGCTGCGATCGTGGCCAGGTCTGCAACCTCCGGCCAAATCTCAGGGCTCGCGACAATTGCGTAGCTGACGAAGTCGCCTCCCAACAATGCCGTTAGCTGCGCCTCGATGACGTTCTCGGCAGCCCCTTCGACGACTCGCTTCCGTGCGGTTACCGCAGCGCGGCGCTCGTCCAACGATTGCCCATCCAGCGGCACCACGCCGTAGTCGCGTTCCAGTTCTGCAAGTAGCTCGGTCGCCGTGTTCGGGTGCTGATTGTTCTTTGCGCGGTCGGTCTGCGACTTCGCTCCAGCGAAGACCATCGCGCGCGCGTAGTTGCGCATCTGTTGGATCGAGTCCCAATCGTTCGCAAATGCGGCACCAGCGCCCTCGGATGCGAGCATCGCGTCGTACACGGTTTCTGCGGTTGGCGGTCCACTCGTGTACTGCAGCAGACCGAACGGAGCCCAGATCGAAAACTGGGGCATCAGAAGAACTCGATCACGAACGGGCAATCGAAGACCACGCCTGCCTTGAACGTCTGCACCGCCCAGCTGCCTCCCGACTGGTAGATGGCGTGCGTCCAAACATCGACAGTCGGCGGGTAGAGTCTCACATTTGGCGGTAGGGTCTCTGCAGGTAGCGTGTTCGCAGCAACCGCGATCTTGGTGGCGCCGGTTCCCTCGTCCGTCAGCGTGAAGTCTACCGCCGCTACGTTGCTGCCTGGTGCAACCACAGTGGTGACGGTTCGCGCGCCCGCAGGGAACGTGACGTACACCGCGGCCACTGGCATCATTCGAGCGACGCTCTGAAGGACCATCTCATTCTGGTTCTCCATTTGCGCGGACGGCATCGTCGTCTCATCCGGTGGCGGGACGTAGTTTTCGAATGCAGCGCCGCCTAGGTCGGCGAGCGTTGGCCGTCGCGGCGTTGCAAGGTCGAAGACGCTTTCGGTCGGGATTGCCATGTCACTTCTCGAATGCGGAAAGGTCGTCCAGTGCCATCAGGTGCACCTCGGCAACGCTGCCGACGGTGGCTGTCGTGCCGAGCCCCTCCGTCACGACCGCGTCGTTCACGTCGGGCACATCAAGCACAGCTACCACCAGGTGGTTCGTGATTACGCTCGGCCAATCCTTGGGGCTTGCTGGACTACGGCGCTGGCGCAAGCCAGGATCTGCGAACGTCGCAATCATCTCGCCGGGACCGAGCGTTGCGAAATGATCGATGATTGGAGTGGAGAGATTCGCGAGCGATTCAGACCACGGCATCGCACGTTGACCGGCCACAGGCGCGTAGCTCGTGTCGCTCGCCGCGTTGCTCGTATCCACGGTAACGACCCATGGACCGGCACCGGTGAAGCTCAGGATTCGCTTCTTGAAAAACTCGCCCGTCGACGTCTTGTAGAACGCGATCGTCTGGCCCACGGCAGGCTGGATCACACCGGTGTAATCCGCGTTGTCGGCCTTGAGCTTGAAGCTGGTTGCGGTATTGGTCCCCGTCGCATCGACGATGATGCCGCCGGGGGCTCCCGCTGCGTGATTCGTCGAGTAGTAGGGCGGCCACGGAGTCTGGTCGGCCCATCCTGGAGAGCCAGTCGACCACTCGACCTCGAGCACGACGGAGACGTCCTGTGCTGTCACGACTGGCCAGAGCGTGGAATCGTCTGCCGGCAGCGCGTCTTCCGCTTGCGCGGTGACGTAAGCCTGCACCGTACTGATCTGCGAACCGTTCGGAATGCGGGTCGCATTCGCTCCCGTTTGCACGAGCACGAACGCAATGCCGATCGAGCCTGGCCCAACGATCGCTGGATAGGTGAACGCCTTCTGCACCGCCACACCATGTTCAACGGTGTTCTCGACGAGCTGTTGGTAGGCCGCATCGTTGCCGCTCGCCGCGCCATTGGCCAAACGTTCACGAATTCGCTCGCGGTAGTCGTCGTCGCCCTCGACGTTGGCGCCGCCGCTGAATCCTGAGCCATCCGGCTGCGTGACGATCGTGGCGTTGGGGAAGAGTCCGCCTGCGGGCGCGTCCCACACGAGCACCGTCCCGCCCGCCAGGTTGGTGCCAGGTCCGGTGCTGCCGTCGACCGCCGTGATCGACAACTCGTCGCCGGTGAAATAGGTTGTTGTTGCTCCAGTGAAACGGAACTGCAGACTCGAGGACAAGTCAGTCAGTGTGTCGCCGATGGTGACGGTCGCCCCACCGGTGCTCGTTCGAATCGAGACGTAGCCTGCGCCGCCGGCGGCTGGCGCGCGCGGCAGTCCAACTTCGCCACCAGCTTCGTCGAGCGCTTCGCCGGTTTTGCCGCTCAGTGGAATTTGCTGGCCGACTCGCCGCGCGTCTTCGCTCAGGATGACCAGCTGGTCGGCGATGCACGAGGCATCGATCCACGGCATCGAGTCGGGTGCCGTGTCCGCGTCTGGATTGCGAACGCGATACGAACGCAAGTAGCGTTCGCGCCACTGATCGCGCGTGAGCGTTGCGATCTCGCCGCTCAGAACATCAAGTGCCACTGAAGTTCACCCTGTCACGCTGCTTCGTGACCAGATTCTGGTAGTAGACCGCCACGGCCAGCTTGCCCGACTGCGTCTCGACGTCGATGCGCTCGATCCGAGCTTGGCCCGCGGCGATGAATCGAGCTGCCGGATTCGATTGCTCGATCCGAGCTTGAACTTCGGCCTTCAGGTTCGGCGTGCCGAGGTAGTGGATTTCGTGCAACGTGCTGCCCGACGACGGGCTCGACTGAATCGATCCCTGCGGCACGAGCACGCTCAGCGCCATGCCCTGATCCACCCAGTGGATCGTGTCGATCACGGCTGGCGAGCCGGACTGCGACCAGTCCTTCGAACCACCGTTGTATCGGAGAGCTGCTTCGGTCATGGAGCACTCAAGCTGCGCTGTTCTGCAGACCAGTCCTCCGCCGAGATCGGCGCCACTCACTGGCTAGATCGAGCAGTCGGGGCGGTCGTGCTCTACACGGTCGCCACTGCGGTGGTTCTGTCGCTGCGCGGCGGATCACGGCTCGCCCACCACGCGCAGGCGCCGCAGCAGCGCGCGCACCACAGTCGCATGCCGAGCGCCATCGACGCCGGTCGCCTGCATCTCGTCGACCATCCGGTCGAGCAGCTCGATGTCGTCAGCGTAGAGGTAGATCGGGCGCAGCCGGGCATCCTGCGGGCGGCTCTGAGGTACGTTCCGGCGTCGATGCCAGCCCCGCCATGGGACGCGCGCGCGAGGAAATAGAGAAAGAGCGGCGACAGGTCGCCGGTGAGAACGCCCCGGTGCGCGTAGGCTAGCTCGAGCGCCTGGGCCCATGCGAACCCCACGCAGCTCGACGTCGGCCCCTGGTCCCGCACTGTGACGGCCGGGTGGCGCAGCGTCGCGGACTGCGGCGGTGTTTCGCCGATCCGAGGTGCCCCGAGCAGACGCGAGGCCGGCGCGTCGCGCGGGTCGTCCGGGTCTGGCAGCCACCCGAACCGGCGATGCGGGCCGAATAGGCCCATCAGCGCCTCAGCGCGCCGTTCTGTTGTGCGGCCCCGACCGCCTCGTCACCAGCCCGCTGGGCACCGGCGAGGAACGGTCTGACCACGTCGTTGAGCCCGCAGAGCGCCCGGGCGACACCTACGGGTTCGCGATCATGCACGTGGCCGCGTCACATCGCGACCTGTTCGGACTGCTCGCCCTGCGGGCGTCGCTCCTGAAGCAGGCGGGCGGCTTCGACGAAATGTTCCGGGGCTGGGGCTACGAGGACTTGGAGCTCCGTCTCCGGCTGTTGCTGCGCTGCAAAGCCAAGCCCGGCCGCCTGCCGGACGATTGTGCGCGCCCAATCGCGCACAGCTATGAGCTCCGCACGGCGCACCAGCAGTCGAGCCTCAAGCACGCGCACGATACGAACCGCGCGATCTTTAATGCGCGGCTCGTGAGCTGGGGTTTCGACCCGGGCCGGTTGCCGGGTGCGGCGCGGAGTCTCATGCGCTCGCGCTGACGCCGCCGGGCCTTCCAACTAACTGAACGTCTGTGCTCCATTGCGGAAAATCGCCGCGAGGCGCGGAATGCTCCGACCTGGAGCGGCGTACCATGCTCATGCGATCAATCTTTCTTGTGGTGCTGGGGTTGTGGGTGCTGGGTTGCAGTGGCGGGTTCTCGTCGCACGCGGGCGACTCGAGCGACGGCGGCGCGGTGAGCGCGGCGGGCGGCGGCGCAGCGGGTATTACCGGCGCCGGCGGCGGCGTCGCGGGTGGAGCGACGGGCGCGGCAGGCGCGGGCGGAGCTCCGTTTGATTGGCAATCGGTCTGGGTGCACTGCGCCTACGTCTCATCGTCGACACCGGCTGCCGAGTGCGACGCGCTGTGTGCTCCACGCGCGGGGAGCTGCATGAACACGGGCTGGTGTACCTGTGGCGCGCTTTCGAACGAACCGGACGCAGCGCCGCCCTGTGATCCATGCAACCCAGCGCGCGCCGATGCTGGTTTCGTGGCCTGCCCGGAAGGCATGCACTGTCGAAACGTCAACCAGTGTTGGCCGGCGGGCTACTCGGCGACCGTGGGCGCACCGTGCCAAAGCTCGTTTTTTTACGGCGCACCCACCGACCACTGCGCGCCCGGCTTGCAGTGCCCGGCGGGAATCTGTGAACGCCCGGCCGGCTGCCCCTGAGGGGGCCCCTTGCCCCTGCTCGCCCGTTCAGCTATCGTTGTACCGCCGTGCCCCAGTTGCAGGTGTGCAAAACCGTGCTGCTCCGTGACGCCCGTTCAGCTGAACGCCCGTCACTGCGCATCGTTTCAGCGTACGCCTGTTCAGTGCCCCGCTGCCACGTCTGCGGCGCCGAGCTCCCGCGCCTCGCGATCGACCCTCGCGGCCTGGTCGGCCCCTGCTGTTCACTGCTCCAGCGGGCCGCGGCCTGATCGTTCGCACACTGGACGCTTGACAGCTCGCGCGCGCTTCGGCAGTGTCGCGCCGATGCAACGCGGACCTAGCAGGGCTCCGGCAACGCCTCTCACGACCGATGAGGCCGCTCGGGCGCTCGGAATCAGCCCGCACGCGCTCCGTCGCCGGGCCCAGCGCGCGCCGGTGGTGCTGCTCGGGGGCAAGCGCTGGTGTGCGATCAAGACCGCAAGGGCCGAGGCCTCCGCCGTGAACTTCGGCCGGCGCTGGATCTGGACGGTGACCGATGGGTAAAACCCCGCCCGCTGATCGCGGCGACGTGTTTCCACTCAGGATGACGCCCGACGAGCGCGACGAGTTCGAGGCGTACCAGCGCGCGACGGCCGGACCGCGCGCACTGGGACCGTGGTTGCTCTGGGCAGCGCGTGCCGCGTCCGTGCGTCGGGTATTACCTGCTCGAGCGGGGAGAGCGCCCCCGCGCGTCGCGCGCCGAACCGCGCGCGACGCGGTCGAACCGGCCGGACCGGGTCGGATGATCGTCGATCTGTGCGCCGGCTCGGGGGCTTGGTCAGAACCCTACGCACGCGCCGGCTACCGTGTGCTCCGGGTGACGCTGCCTGAATGCGACGTGCGCACGTGGGAACTGTTCGGCGCGAGCGGCGGATGCTACTGGTGCAACAACGCGGACCACCGGGCGATCACCCCGGCGGGATTCGCGCGCGCGTTCTTTGAGGCCAACCCATGATCAGTCCCTTTGCCAAGCACGGCACGGTGCCCGTGCTCGATGCCCAGGCATTCGACGAACCGGACGCTCCCCTGGAACGCAACCGCCGCCGCGTGGTGGTGGACACCACCGACGATCGCGGTTGCACCACGACCACCAGTGGTGGGGTGCAAGTGGTCCGGTGCTCAAGAGCGAACCCGGGAATGCTCGGCGGTGCGCTACTGGTGGCGTTGGGGCGCTGTGAGCGGGAGAGCCATGGTTGAGCTCTTCGGTCTCTGGGGCGGACGTGGTCCTGGCGGCTGGTGCTCCTTCAAGACGACCGCTGGATCGACTTCGCCGCGTGAAGCAGCTGGCTGGGGTTACCTGGGCACTCGCGAGGAGGCCGAGAGCGGCCGTGCTCAGTTCATCGCCGAGGGCAACGATCCGTCGTGGTACACCGTGATTCCATTCGATCCGGACAAGGAGCCAGTGCCGGATCTTCAGCATCGCCCGAGCCTGGCCCAGCTCTCCGCGATGCGCATGATCGTCGCAGGGAAACATGATGGCTGGAACTTCCACCTGAAGGTGCGCAAGGCCACCCTGATCTCTCTACATGAGCATGGCCTCGTCATGCACGATGTGCAATCCGGAGATCTAAAGCTGACGCGCTTCGGCAAGGAGCGGCTGAAGTGAAGATTACGCGCATCACGCTGATCCATGACCCCGAAGCCGCGCACGCTGCCAACGGAGGCCCCCAACGTGTCCACCCCCAATCACCGCTACGCGCTGCAGAACCGCAAGGACCTCTGCAACCCGGACGCGCGCGCTCGTGACCTGGCCAACCTGGACGACGTCCAGCACAAGCGTGCGCTCGCGCCACCGACCCACGCGCACCGCTGGGAACGGGTGAGGCGACGTCGACGGGATTGATACCCTGGCGTTGAGCCTGGGCCTTCACTTCGACACGCTGGGACAGGACGGCTTCGCAGACATCGCGAGTTGCATCGGAGACGTCACGAGCTGTCGAGCGAAACGCAGCGCAGCCACCGAGTGACGTCATCACCAGAAGCAAGATCGCGACTTTGGCCACCGAATTCGCTGCGCTGCCGATGCCCATCACGCGCTTCGCCGTGTGCAACAGACCGATCGCTGGAACCCCGATCGCGAGTACCGCGTAGAGAGCTCCGACCAGCGCCATCATCCAGGTGGCTCCGCTCACCTCAGCGTCGACGAAACCGGTAGACGCGGCGATGAAAAGCGGAACCGCCCATTGCAAGCGTTTCGGAATCATCTCCCACAGCGCCGGACCCATGCGGCGAGCCACCGCGACCAGAATCGTCAAGATGACGGCCACGAGTGGATACCAGTCACGGGCGTGAATCAGATCGCGTACGGTGGGCAGGTCGGGCATGGGTCAGGTCTCCTTCGTGACGGTGATGTCTCGAGCTGCTCGAGCAGTCGGCGGCGCCGAACGACGGGGCGGCTCACGCGACGACGTCGAGCGGGCAGGGTCTGCTGGGGAGCTCGGGGAGCTCGGGGATGGGAGGTCCGGCCGGAAGCGCCGGCGGGATGGGCAGCGTCAGGCTCGGAACAGGCACGCCCGGGAGCACTGGGCGGGCTGGTAGGGGCGGGAGCGAGGGGATCGATGGCGAGGGAAGGGCGAGTGGCGGGAGCGCCAACGCGGGCACCGCAACGCCCGGAAGGTCCACGCGGAGAGCCAGGGTCGGCACGGGCGGCAGGCCAACGGGCGGCAGCGAAAGGCCTGGGATCGCCAGGAGTGCGATGGCGAAGGCGCAACGCGTGGACATGGGGCTATGCCCCCTTAGTCAGGACCGTGGCAACCGTCGGCGACAACGGCGCGACGGGCGCACCGAGGGTGTTCAGCGCCGCGCTCACCAGCGCCGCCCATGTCGTGAGCTCGGCCGCCTTCGCGAGTGGCAGCGACGCTTCGCCGCCGAGGTCGCAGCCGCCGTAGGCCTTCAGCGGACCGATCACCGTGGTGCCGTTGGCGTCGAGCTGAATCCACGCCGAGCCGTCCGCGTTGGCGATCGTGATGGTCTCGTCCAGCAGCGTGACGGAGAGCCCAGTGCCGCTCGATAGCTCGACTATGGGCTTGCCGTTCCCGTCGACGCCCACTGTGACCACGTGGGCCTTGGTAGCGACGTCGTTCGCAAACTCATACGGCACATAGAGCGTCCACGTATGCGTCTCAGGGTCGAGCGAAGCGAACGCGCCATCGCTTGCGTACTGTGCCGAGCCTCCCTGCTTGACCTGCGGAACCTTGCTCTGAACGCGCGGGTCGTTGAGCAGCCATGCGAAGCCCTGGCGACCTTGCTCGGCCTGCAAGACCGTACATCCCGTGTCGTCGTCTGGGTCTAGCGGGCGCGAAACAAAGCCGTACGTATGCCAGAGCGTGTATGGCGTGAACCCCTTCGATCCGTGCGCGTCGACCTGCACACCGAGGAAACCATCCGCGTCATATCCCGTGAGCAGAGCTGTGCTGATCTCGAACTTCATTTCGTCTGCCCGAACAGCTTCCGTGTCATCTTCTTGTCGTGGATTTCCTCGTCCTTTGCGAAGACTAGATCCTCCGCTCGCATGAGCTTCAGGGTTGTGGTCGTATGCGGGCTGCGCCGATACGTGACCGATTCGAGGTAGAAGTCGCCTGCGATTCCGAGTTCGTTGTCCTCCACTTGGACCACCGTGTCAGGTATCCACGTGATCGAATCACCCTTTTGATGCAGGCTCTCTGTGGTGTGCCCGCTCACGGTGTACTCGAGCGTCCATCCCTCGCGATGTTCTTCGGCGATCGTGCGGCGCGCAACGTATTCAGCCTCGTCCTTGTTGGTGACGTCCTCGTCGTAGATCGTGACGATCTTGTTCGGTAGCCCGTACTCGATCATTTCGGGGTCGAGCATCTCGCCGCGCGCCTTTTTGCGCCCGGTAGCCGCGCTGCCGTAGCGCCCGTAAACGATCGCAGCGCTGTGGCGCATCGCCGTGTTGTCTTCGAGTCTGGCGTTCAGCACATTGCCGACTGGAGGCTCCCCGCCATCTCCGCGCCGTCGAACCAACTTGGCGATCGCAGGTTGGTTCGCTCGAGGTCGCGCGAGGATGATCCTCCCGTCGCCGCCGCACCAAAGGAACAGGCCAGCTAGCTTGTAGTGCCGGGTCAGCAGATCCAACCAGCGCTCACCTAGCTTCGCCTTCAACGACTGGTAGACCATCTTCCCGGAGCCGCCCGAGGTGCCAGTTTCGATCTGGTCGAGCTTCTCCGTTGCCCCCTGCACTGCCACTTTGACGCGGCCGATCAGTTCCCGATTCGCGTCGTTGTTGATCTCGAGGAAGTGCCCCGCTTCCTCGGTGAGTCCAACGATGTCCAGCACGCGACGTGTCAACGTCTCGTAGGTTGACTCGTTGAGACTGATTTCCTCCTCCACGAATGCGTCGTAGAGCGATGCCAGAAAGTCGCGCCCCTTGATCTCCACCTCGGTCACCGCACTGCCCGGCACGCCGCGTGAATCTACGCGCCCGGACTGGATGACTTGGCCGGCGATCAGAAGCTCGAACTTCGTCCCAGGCGCAGCCAGCGCAAGCAACTCCGCCGCGGTCTTGCCCCATCCCAGCCGCAACGTGAACGCGGCCGGCTGCTGCAGCACGGACATGTGGACGTCGTAGGATTCGGCGATACGCACGTCGGTGCCGCCGAGGCGCAGGCGCACGACATCGTCATCGCCCCCCAACTTGAGTTCGTCGAGCATGAATCACGCCGCGTTCGCGTAGTAACGAACGACAGTTCCCGCGACCACTGAGAACGGATCGGGAAACCCGTTGAGACCCATCAGGTCGCCGCCGCGCGACGAGTCGCCACCGAAGACAGCACCACTGATCTGCGCCACGTTCATCTGCACTGGCACAACGTACGACACGAGCTTGACTCCGCGATCGACGATGTCCTGGTGCAGCTGGTTTGCCGAATCCCAGAGCGCGAGCAACGCATCACAGATGCGGTATGCCTGCGGCTCGTTCAGCTCACGCACATCCTTGTCAGCCTCACGAATCAACTCGAGCAGGCCGAGGATCTTCGCCTCCACGAGCTCGCCGTACAGGTCGACCTGGTCCTTGATGGCGAGCACGGAGTTCGCTGCGGCGCTGATTCTATCGAAGATGCTCGGCGGGCGGGGCTTCAGCGTTCCGATCTGCACGTTCCAATCGGTGAGCCTGTCGCCCATCTTGCCCGCGCTCTCCTGCAGGATGGTGCTCGTCAGAAACGCCGCCGACTGGTCCTCTCGGAACATGAGTTCGGCGCGCTCCCCGCTTCGGTTCTTGGCCTCCATCGTCTGCGACCAGTTGACCGCGTAGGCCGTGATCGTGCCGATGGTGGGCAGGACGAGAGAGGCACTGGTCTCGGTCTCGAACATGCTGCGCAATTGTCCGAGCCGCGCATGCAGATCGCGGTAGGACGGGTTGGTCAAGGCGGCCTGAAAGTCGGCCGTGATGTTGATCTCGTAAAGCTTTCGCCCCAGCTTCTCGGGCGCGCCACCGGGCTGATGGGGGTACTCGTGGACGTGATCGCGCACGCCGCCCTGCACCCGCACTTGTTGCGTCGGGAACTGAATGCCGCCGAAGCTGACGGGGCGAAGCGTGTCGAAATAGGCCATCGTTACGCGAGCTTAGCCACCACCGCTTGACAGTTCGTCTTCCGCGCCCGAACTTTTCGGATCATGGCGCGTTGGGTGTTTGGCGTTTTCTTCTTTGTCGCTGGCTGCACCACGGTGATCGTCGAGCCTGCTCCCGATCCAATCCCGCAAGTCGATGCCGGTGAAGACACGGGGCCGATTGGCTCAATCGATGACGCTGCTGCAGACCCGTGCGCATGGTGCAGGATGCATTGGGTCGAGCCTGACTGTTGCGTCGGCCCGAGCGCCGCTCAGGTTGTTTCGGGCGAATGCCCAGATCGGAACTGCTGCTATGAGCCGAGCGCCGCTCAGGTAGCCTCTGGCGAATGTTCCGCACGATGAGCGCCCGCACCTGGACAATCGTTGCGCTTCTATCGGCAACGTGTGCGGCTGGACTGATCGGTCTTCTCTACCTGTTGCACGGAGAGGCGCAGGCCCAACGCGAAGCCGCCGAAGAGAACGCACGCAGTGGCGCGATCTTGCAGCAAGTCGACGCGCTCACGGCCGCGCCAGCATCGGCGGCACACCCGGCGGCGGCTGACGCCCGCGTGGATCAACTCCCGGCGGGCCATCCACGATGGAGACCTTGAGCACGCCGCTTCTGACCATCTCCAAGAGTTTGGTCATGCGGCGCTGTTCATCCTTGAGTTCGTCGATGTGACCGATGTCCGTCGACGCGGCCGCGTATTCCTTTTCGCGACCTCCAGCAAGCGCGGATAGACGTTCCAACTCACCGGGCCCGCCGTTGTTTTTCAGCACCGTGGCGCCCGCAACTCGTTTCGCCAGGTTGATCCGTTCCTTCTTGACCTGCTCGAGCAGCTGCGGATCGATTTGCCCACTCTTGGCTGCGATCTCGGCGTTGACCAGGGTTGCGCCACCCTGCGCGTTTTCGACTGCGGCTTTCCCCTGAGCCTCGGCTTCCTCGTTCAGCATGTGCTCCACGACCATCTTGGTGACCGTGAACGTTGCCACGCCGACAGCCGCTATGGCCAGGTATGCACCAGCATTGCTGACGGCACCAATCCCTGCGGCCCCCGGCATCTGACCAGGAGCGGAGCCGAGCGCGCCCTTGATCATCGACTCGACGCCTGATCGAAACGCTGACTCCACGCCCGCCTTCGCGATCGACGCAGTGATGGCCAGAGCAACCGTGCCGCCCAAGTTGTTGGCCAGGAAGCTCGCGACCTCACCCGATGCTTCAGCAAGCTTCAGCACGTCGGGTGCCAACCGCTCGAACGCCGGCAGCACCTTGTTCGCAGTCGTCATGACGATCTGGTCGAGTGCATTCTGGAACTGCTGGGCCTTGACGGCGTCGCTCGCCATGTGGTCGGCAAAGTTCTTCGCCTCCGTCGTCGCGTCGAGTTGCGCGCGCATGTACTTGTCGAGCTCGGCGTCGACTGCCTTGAGCCCGGCCTGCCCTCCACCCGCTCCCTTGAACACCTGCGCCAGCGCCGTCACCGGCTTGTTGCCGAGCACGCTGGCGAACAGCGTCGACATCTTCGGGATGTCGCCCTTGGTTTGGACGAGAGACTCCTTGATGAGCGCGAACGGATCCTTGATGGTATTCCGTGACTTGTCCGTGAAGACGTCGATGCCTTGCTTCTCGAAGGCGCCGATTCGCGCTTTCGTCTTGAAGGTCGTCGCGAACGCACCGACCGACCGCGCCGCGTCCGCCGCGCTGCTCGCGCCACCTGTAGCAATCGACAACTGAGCCAACGCGCCCAGCTTGGAGATGTTCGACCCCTTGTCGCCGGCGAAGTGCCCTGCGTTTGCGGCGATGCGGCCCATTTGAGTCGCAAAGTCCTTCATTTCTACTGCGCCCACCGCGGTCTGACCAACGATGTTGCGCATCACCGCGATGGTGCGCTCGCCCGCGTCAGGAAGATCCTTCAGCTGGTTGAACACGTAGCCGGCAGCGTCGCCCATCTCGCCGAGGTCGGCCCCCGCCGCAAGCGCCATCTTGCCGAGTCGCGGGGTGATGGAGCTCATCGCGCCGAAGTCACCGGTCTTCCCCGTGAACGCGCGCTGCATCTCGATGATCTTTTCGGGCGTGGTGCCGAGAGCCTGCGCCTGCGTGCGCGCCTCTGCAGCGAACGCCCCAGCGCCGCGGCTGCTCCCGCTGGCGATGCGCTCCTGCTGCGCCAACCCGATCGCGGACGTCTGCAGGCCGATTCCGCGCTGCACCGCCCCGCCGATGTTGAAGTCGACGCCGGCGCCCCGCAGGAAATCCTGACCGACGCGACGTCCGAACCGAGCCATTCCCTCGGGAGCGCCGAAGGCGAATCGCGTAGCTCGGTGCGACGTCCGGGTGGCGAACCGGTCGACCTCCCTCTGGCGCTCCCGAGAAATCCGCCGCATCTCACGCTCGGCCACTTTGCCGATCTCGACCCAGCCGCCGACAGCGGCCTTGACTGCACGCCGCTCGTATCGCTCCCTGTCGCGGGCACTACGGTCTGCTGCTCGCGCAATCGCTTGCTGCGAGCGCTCGAACTCCTGGGCGGCCGTACGGTACGGTGAGCCGCTCCCCGAGCGGCCCACGCCGCGGCTCATCTGCGTCTCGATGGTTTTCGCCGCGCGCTGGCCGCGCTTTTCGATCTGCGAGAAGACCACTTCGACCGATCGGTCCAAACTTGCGCCGACGCGGATCCTGACGGTGCCGTCAGGCATCGGTCGGCCTCAACTCGTCGAGCACGAAGCGCAAGAATCGGCGGGTTCGCCGCGCTGTCACTGCATCCACGTCGCCAAGGCGGTTCGCTTGCAGCAAGCCTATCAGTTCGATGATGTCGGCCGCGTCCGCCTCCGGGAACAGTGGCGACGTCGCCACCTGAAGCCGCTCCACCTCGTCGAAGATGCGGCGAATCGTGTTGCTCGTCAGGTACTCCTGGACTTGGTCCTGCGGGAACTCGAGCACCGGATGCACCGCCTCGACGTTCGAAGGGTCGCAGATGGCATAGCTCACGAGCTGAGACAGCAATGCGTCGTTGAACGTGTCGATCGTGACGTCTGGATCGTTCAGGTCTGCGACCAGCTGTGCGGCCTGTTTTGCCGCCTCCGCTCTCGCCGACTGGAGGTCGCGCTCCGATGGCACACGCAGCCCGAAGACGATCGCCGACTTCGGGCGACTGCGCCAGGTTGGCGAGAATGCGGCCGGTCCAAGCTCGAGCGTCGCCGGCGCCGGCACGTGACCCGCACCACCGACTGACTCACGAAATCCCGTCATGGCTTGGACTCGAACTCGTCTCGGAATCTGGCTCGGAGACTGCTCCAAAGAGCGACCTGTGCTCGGGTGAGCTCACAAGCAGGTTGGCCATAAAATGCGCGAAGATCACGCGCAAACCTGGCCGCAAACGTCGTAAAAGCTCCGCGTCACGCGCCACCTCCCCGACCATGTCGAGTAGCTTGTCCGGCGACATCTTGAGCGCCTGCGGATTGCACTGGTCCTGCCAGAGTTCCTGTTGTTCGTCGAGATAGGCTATGCCGTCGCGCCCCACGTGCGGCGAATTCAAGATCGTGTCGACGGCTTCCTCGACCGTACTACCAAAGAACAGGGCTGGAGACTTCGGGTCGGTGTCTGGATCGACGCATGCAAACGCCAGCTTGTGCACGCTGACGGACAGGTTGTACAACGGCTCCGACTCGCTCGGTTCTGGTACACCGTTGGCAACGCAGTACGCGCGCGACCGTTTCAAAATCTCGACTGTCTCGCCGCCACTGAGCACGCGCAGACCGACGATGATCTCTCGCTCAGAAACAGCACTAGCCCGCTGCGCCTCGAGCTCATGGGGCTCTGGCACTAGCGGGCTAGATACGTTGACGAGCGCAAGCGGAACGCGCTTGATCGCTCGGGTGCCCGCTACAATGTCTGACAGTTTCATCGCGTTGTTCTCAAGCGATGCCCGTCAGCGGCGGGCTGATGTGGTGGCGTTATCCGACGAACTGCGGTTCTTCGACGTTCTGGAATGTCGCTTTGCGCGTCAGCGAACCTCGTGCCATGTCGGTGTCCCACGACACGTTGAAGGGCTTCATGGTGCACTTGAAGATGCGCCCGTCGATGATTCCGGCGGACACCTGGAGCTCTTGCTTCTCCATGAAGGCACGGATGAGACCATCGCGCGCGCCTGCAACAGGCTCGACCGACGTCACATCGATCGTCGCCTTGATGACGCCTTGCGATGCGCCGATGACCGCACCGTCTCCGATCTGCTGCTCGTCTCCTGAGTCCAGCGTGAGCGTGCCGGTGTTGGCGGTGCCCATCTTCTTGCCGTTCAGGTAGAACGAGCAATTGCGGATGATCATGGGTTATCCCTGTGCGGGTTGGTGCAACACTCCGCGGCGCGGAGCAGGTAGAGGTGGCGCCACGACTCGCAGCGCGAGAGGGGCGCCGGGTCAGGCGCTGGAGGGGACAGCGCCAGACGTCTTTTGGATGGGGAACCGGTAGCGGTGAGCTACCGGTTAGGGCGTTCACGCTGCCGTCTGACGCACGGATGCGCCGAGCGCGTAGTTCTTGCTGCGGACGACGACCGGAACCGCGCTCATGATGCGCTTTGCTGCCGCGTCCCACTCGGACACCGGAAGATTCGAATCGACTGCCTCGATCCAATTCGCGGTCTCTGCATCCTTGAGGACCTTGGTCGCGCTCGCATTCCACAGCGTCGGCGTGAGCACACCTTCCGGCGCAGGCCTCTCGTTCGATGCCGGGTCCGGGCCTGCGTACGGGTTGGACTGTTGCTCGAGCTCGTACTGTGCGCCGAGCTCCTTGCGAATTCGGTCGGGCACCACAGCGTCTGCCCAGTCCAGCGTGCGGTAGTCGGGCGCTGCTCCGTTCAGGCAGTGAGTGACGATGCCACGCGAGATCGACACCGTGCCGTCGGGAGCGGTCATCAGAGGCGTCACTCCGCTGTCGAGCGCCGCCTTCAGCGTGGCGCGCTTCGCGATGTCTGCCTTGTAGCGCTGCGGCGCAACGCAATTCAGCTTGCCCGCCCACGTGATGTCCTTGTTGGACCAGAACCCGTTCGGGTTGTCTCCGTCGCTCACAGAACGGTGCGCCGCCATCTCAGCGGCTATGACGCTCGGGTGCGTCTCGACGTTGAGACCCCACACCACTGCGCCACGCTGGTCGTTGAGGGTTGTGCTTGCGAGACTCGTCGCAGTGCTCAGCGCGCGCGCGGAGGCCACTGTGTAGTGCTCCATGTGGCCCACGAGCGGCCCGGCCTCGGATGCGACCTGCGCCTTGATGAGCGCCAGATTCGAGCTGTCTGCCTGCGCGAACGCCGGGTAGTCGTAGACGTCAGTCGTCAGCAGGGCGAGCACGTTGGTCACATCGTCGGAACCGGTACCGGAGACGAACGGGATGATCCCGTCTGTCAGAGCCGAACCACCGGTCACGACGAGGCCGAGTCCAGCCGGCGCGAGACTCAGGTCTGTGTCGATGACGTGGGTGTTGCCGCGAAGGCCCTTGTTTCGGCATTTGACCGTCGCCGTGTCGGTCGCGACGGTGGACGCGAAGGGCAGGGTTGGGAACAGCGGCGTGTTCTTCTGGTTCACTGCCGCGTTGATCGAAGTCGCCACATCGCCGACGACATCTGTGGAAGCGACGCTCACGTCGATCGGGATGCCGTCGAGGAAGAGCCGCACGGTCCCCGACGTGGTCCACGTTCCAGTCACCTGCACGGTGACCTGCGCCTGCACGCCAGTGGGATCGGCGAGCGGTGCCGCAACGAGCGTAACCCCGGGCACCGAAAGCGCCGCGTAGCACATCATTGCGATTTCGGAGGCAGCGCCAAACTGGGTGTCAGCCTCGTCGGTCGTGAAGATGCTCACCAGGTCGGTGTCAGCCGTCGCGGAGCCCGTCGAAAGCATGCTGCCGACGACCAAACACTTCAGCGAAATCGCGCCGATCGAGGTCTTCCCGCGGCCATACTTCGTCTCGCCAACGTAGCCGGGGACCTTGTCGGACGTGGTGTAGCCAGCGATCTGGATCGTCATGTGTCATCGCTCTTTCGCGAGGTCTTTCGCGTGGGCGCCTCGGGTTGCGGGACGGGTTGGGGCGTGGACGGCGCCTCGGGTTGCGGTACGAGCGCCGGATGGAGTGACGCGAAGGCGCCGGAGCCGTTTTGCGCATCGAACTCGGACGTCGCAGCGGCGCGCGCTGCTTCGAGAGCTTTCTTCGGCTCGACGAACTTGATTCCGCACACCGTTGCGGTCGCTTCGTCGGCAGCAATCAGATCCGCTTCTCGGACCCGCTCGCGATAGTACGCAGTGTTCGGCAGCGTCACTGCGTCGGCGCTGTACTCCCATCGAACTTGGTGATCGTGCGGGATGGCGACCGTTGCTTTGCCTGCGATCGTCCGAACCTCACCCTTGCGCACCAGCTTGGCTTCGGCAATGTGCGCGCCGACTCGAGCCCCGGGCGTCGGATTGTGCTCGAACGCATCACATGGGCACGTACCGGCAGGATTGCCGAACTGATCGATATGGGTCCACGGATTCGGGAAAACCCGAAGTGTGGGAAGACGCATTTTGCCGCTGCTCCCTCAACGCCCGTCGATGGACGAATCCACGATCAGGCCGTCAATGTCGATGTCGAACTGCACGCTCGTTGGCGCCTCGGAATGCACCGCTGGGTCGCGCACGAGTCTCTCTGCCAGCTCCATCTGGAGCGTCACTGCGTCATAGGTACGCGGCTCCGATCCCTCCATCTGAATGACGAGCTTCGTGTTCGTCACCTGAATCGGCTGTTCCGTTGGCGCACGGAACAGACCGGCCCAATCGAGGAACGAACTGCCGCGCGATGCTGCAAAAGGGTCTGTGTCGCCGGCCTTGATCCATGCTGGATCACGACCGTTTTCAAACGCCGGCGCCAAGAACTTCTCGAAGGCGTTGAAGATGGGCGAGCGTCGCGCGCGCTTTTTCTGTGCCTCCGGCCGTGGCACCCACAGCAGAGTCACGTTGTCGCGCGCGATCAGCCAATCATCGGCCAGTCGCTCAGTGATACCTCGCGAGCGCCAGAGGAACAGCGCTGGCAGGTCCCGTGAGTTGAACTCGACGTCTTCCGGGTTGTGGGTGTTGACCGTCTTGACGAACGGCGTCGAATCTACCGCAACCGCTGCCCATGCCCATGCGTCGCCCGCGTAGAAGTTGAGAACGGCAGCGGAAAACTCCCCGATGACGTCGAGCGCAGGGTCTGTGACCGTATCGCTAGCAGTGGGGATCTGTGCCGGGAGTTCCAGCGCGCCGAATGTGTCGGCCATGTCACCGCTGCCACTTCGAATCGAGTTCGACGGCGGTCAGGGTGACCTCGCGCTCGATCACGCGCTCCGCCTTGAGCAGTGCCGGTCCCATGAACGGGTACGGCTTCGTGCCCGGGTGGTGGACCATGCGGGCGAAATGCACGTTGTTGTCGCCAACCGCGAGCGGATTACCGGTGTACCAACGCAGCCACCGATTGTGCTGCGTCGAGTGCCGCGGCGTCAGGCTCGAGCCCGTCTCGCCACGCTTCTTTCGCGACTGACCAGCCCTGAGTGGCCCCACCGACCCGGCCCCGGCCTTGGGCCAAATCTCGTGTGGATTGGTGCCTGCCTCGACGAAGAGCGCGTAGTTGACGCCGTCTCCACCGGCAACGATCTCCCAGAGGTCGCTGTTGATGCGTCGCGCGCGAATCGAACCCCTCAACCTGCCGGTGCGGTCTTTGAACTGGCCAACCCGCTTCGCTTCGGCGGCGCCCTCTTCGGCAGCCTTCTGCACGGAGCCGCGAACTGCGCCGTGCATCGCATCTTCGAACGCGGTCTGAATCGCGCGCAATGCCGTGCTGTCGAAAATGATCGCCATCAGAAATCACCGATGAACCGCGACCCGTCGGTGTCCATGAACGTCAGCTCGGCGTCGTTGTCAGTGACGTCGCTGCCGATGATCGACGGCGTCGTCTGTGCTGGAACGTCGAAGAGGTTCTGGTCGCCCTCGCACAGACTCTTCATGAAGGCGTGAGCCTCCTGAAGCATCGATTTGTCTCGCGGGTTCTCGCCGAACTTTCTAACGTACTCCGGATGCCGTTGGAACGCGTACGGAATGGCGAACATCAGCGCCGCCTGCTTCAGCATGTCGCTGGCCGGCGATTGGGTGACAGGCAGCGTCAGCCCTTTGTACGCTCTCGCGAGGTACGAATTGACCTGCGCCTCGGCGCGAGCAATCACGGCATCGAGCGGCGTTGTGTCTGCACCGCCGTCTTCGTTGTCGTCGAACAACTCGACGACGGTGTGCGGACTGATGGCGTCCTCCAGGTCGACCTGTGCGATGTAGTCGCCCATGAGAACGCCTCAGTTCAGTGCGCGTTTCTTGGTTCAGCCCTCGAGCAGTTCGAGGTCGGTCGGGATGTCGCGCGCGTCCGCCTGGCTCAGCTGCAGCACCGACCCCGGCACATGCAGACGCCCGTCGAACCACACGTTTCCTGGCCCAAGCAGCTTGTAGCGACCGGCAGGTCGCTGCTTGCGCTCGAATCTCCGTTTGGGCTTGCCCGGAGCGACAGCGTCGCCGAGGTCGCCAGCCTCGACGTCGGTCAGGCGCAGCAACGCACCCGGCGGATGGAGCGCGCCATTGAGCGAGACCGAGCCAGGACCACGCACGTGGTAGTCGGCGAGGTTCCGTTCTCGGGTGGCAGCGATCTGCTCTGCGACCTTGGCCAGGTCCCCGCCGGAGCGGAGCACGGCCTCGAGTTCGTCGAGCTTGCCAGCGCCGGCTGCGCGCGCCGACCGAAGCGCAGCTTGGATCTGCGCTTCGGTGTGCTTCGGCGGCGCTGCGTCCTTCGGCGGACCCTGGTTGGCAGCGCCCGCCTGGACGGGCGCCTGACCCTGGTTCTTCTGGTCAGCCATGATCAGCCGATCGGCGTGGTGACGAGGTAGCCGCACTCGCTGGCGACCACGAGTTCGTTGTCGGCGTGCGTCGAGCGGGCGTAGTAACCGCCCTTGGCGCCGTCCATCAGCTCGTACGAGAGGTCCGACTGCGTCGGGGCGTCCTGGAAGGTGAAGCCGAAACCGGCGTTGCGCGGCGAGGGCGCGACGACACGCGCGATGCCGAACACGTCCGACCAGATGCGCGAGTAGCTCGCCGTCTGACCTTCGTTCGCCGTGTCCTTGCGGGCGCGGCCGACGAGGATCTCGTCCAAGTCGAAGTACTCGGCGAGCATCTGCAGACTCGCCTGACTCGGACCGGCAGCCCCGACACCGTACTTGAACGTGTCGAGGATGCGTGGATGCCGCTTGAGCACGTTGAAGACGTTAAGCGACATGTAGCCGGCCCAACGACCCGGTCCACGACCGCTCCACACGGCGGCCTTCGCCGTGTCGATCACCGCACCCGGATCACCGCCGCCGGCCGTATCCCAGCGGTCGCCCGCTGCGACCGCCACGGTGTTGGCGCCGAAGTTGCCCGCTGTGCACAGGACTGCCGCGTGGCGAACCTCGCGGTTGAAGGCCATGCCGTTCAACACGTTGGCCGTCAGGTCGACGAGTTCGTTCAAGGGCGCATCCTGATTCTGGATCACGTACTGATCCAAGAACTCACGCAGCGACCGAATGGTCAGAGAGAAGGTGGCCTTCGTGCGGCTCTGGTTCAGCTCGGCCGGAGTCGTGCGGTCGGCCATCGAGTCGTCCGGGTAGCCGAGCGAGTTGCGCTTCTCGTATTTGTAGAAGGTGCCGCTCAGCTTTCCGCTGTTGAACACCACCGGCATCAAGCGATTGCCGATGAATTCGTCGTTGGCGAACATCACCGAGAGCGTCTGGAGCACCTGGCTCACGTGGACGTCGCCCGGGCGGATGTCTTTGATCGCCAAGATCGCCTCGTTCTCGCGCTTCAGATCGACCAGCTCTGCGTCCAGCTGTTCGCCTGAAGACGGTTGACCGAGCCGGTTGCCCAGCGTCTGGATGGCCTTGATGTAGGCGTCGTACGCGCGACCTTCGGGCGTGCGCTGCTGCCTGACCACTTCTTGCATCGGGTTCATGTGTGAGCTCCGTTGGGTCTTGGGTCTTGGTCAGGCCTCAGGAGCCGACCGTGAATGAAAACGCGCCGAGGTCGAGCCCGACGATGTCGCCGGCGACGCCCGTCTCGGTGAACTTGCCGTAGACGACCAACTTGGTCGTGCCGCCGCCGACCGTTGCGTCGGTCAGGCCATCGGACGCGTACTTCGCGGGAGCGCCCTCGGTCGCAGCACCGGTGCCGACCTTGCAGCGCGTGACGCAACAGCCAGGATAGACCACGCGCACCTTGTCGCCCGCGACGCCAGCATCGAGCGCAATGCCGATGCCGTCGTCGCCGACGGCCGCGATCTTCTCGACCGCACCGTCAGCGCCGCTGCGCTTCACGGGGTAGTACTGGTCGACCGTCTTGGCCGACGCAACGGTGTGAGTGCGGATGATCGCACCCTCGAGACAAACGAAAGGCCTCGTTGACATGTGTTGAAATCCTTAGGTTGCGGGGTCGTGGGTGGTTCAGCCGTTCGCGGCTTGCTCGGCCGCCTTCAGCGCGCTCTTGACTGCGGCGCCGGTCGGCTTGGAGTCGGTGTTGTTGGTCTGCGCGGACTTCTCGGCGCCGGTCACGTCCTCGGTGAGGTTCAGGTCGGGTCGGCGCGCCATCTTCTCGGCGAAGGCCTTCGGACCCTTCTCGGTGCGCAGCTCCACGATGTCGTCGAACTCTGCGGCGGTGATCTTCTTGCCGATCAGCGCCTTGACCTCGAGCTTGATCGTCTCCGCCTCGGCCGCTTCGCGGGCCTCGTTCGCCTTCTTGGCGTCAGCTTCGAGCGCGACGATCTTGGCGTCCTTCTCGAGCAGCTTGTTTTCCGAGTCGGTCAGCGCCTTTCGCGCGGCATCCAGCTCGGTTGCGGCGGCCGACAGCTTCGTTTCCACCACGACGCGCGCTGCCTTCGCGCTGTTGATCTCGCCCTTCAGCTCGGTGTTCTGCTTCTCGGCTTCCGCCAGCTGGGCCTTGAGTTGCTCGATGTCCATGGTCTTCTCCTGGCCGCTTGGCGGCTGGGGTTGGTTGGTGACGTTGATGGGCGGGGCCGCGCGCTGCGCGAACCATTCGCGCTCGGCCTTCCGCTCCGCTGACATGCGGACGGCTTCCTTGTTTGCGCCCATGGGGACCGCGGAGATTTCGAAAAGCTCGTTGTCGCTCAGAACGTAGATGTCCTGGTCTTCGCGCTTCTCGCTCTTCACCGTGTGCGGTACGAACCCGACGGACACGGCGCGAATCGAACCCTGGAGGAAGCCCTGCCACACCTTCTCGGCGATCGGGTTGGCCTCGGCGGTGACAAAATTGAAGGTGGCCTCCAGTTGACCCTTCACCACGCCAACTTCGGTGCTGAATCCGATCGGCAGGTCTTCCTCGGCCATCCCACCCATGCCTAGAATGCCGTGGACGTTGTGGTTCCACAGCACGACTGGGTTTGCGAGGTACCGATCGAGTCGTTTCTCCCAATCCTGAATCACGATCTCATCGTACGAATCGATTGCCTCTGTCGATGCGACGACGCGCACCGAGCGCTGCCCCTTGTCGATCCCATCGGCTTTGACCGTGAGGCCGAACGTTCGGTGAACCATCCCGGAGCGCGCCGCGTCTGCGTCTTTGCTCTGCAGTCCCGCCATGATTTGGCGGAACTGCTCGGGCTGCATGTTGCGGAGTACTTCGGCGAGGTTCATGGCTGTTTGCGCTGAGTGGTCTGGTTGGACTGGACCGAGCGATCGACGTAGCCCGGCGCATGACGGCGCTCGGCGTGCTTGCGCCGCCACGCCTCCGCATCACGCTTTGTCGTCTGTCTGTTCGCGGTCTTCCGATCGCTCGTCGTCGGCTTCGCCATCGTTCGGATCCTCCTGCGGCGTCTCCACACGCTTCCCGTTCTCGTCGACCTTGTCTCCAAGCAGGATGTCGTCCGCCTTGGGAACCGGAATGCCGGTGCGATCGTGGACGTAGCTCTCGGGGATGCGCAGGCCCGATTTTCGCAGCCTCTCGATCGACTCTGAGAACGCCTTCAAGTCGAGCGGGTCTTCCGTCAGGAAGAAGAAGATCGGTGTTTGAACGCGCGTGCCATAGTTGAAGTCGGTGAACGATCGGCAGTAGCCGCGCGTCACCATGTCGGAGATACCGACGCAGTCGGCTTCTCTCAAGTCACGACGGATCTGGTCACGCACGGTCGTCGATGCTCGGTCGCCGTTGGGACCAGGCTCGAACGTTGAGGCCTGTCCTAGGACGACTTGAGCAGCGCGTCGACCGATGAACTCGGCGAACTCTCGGTGCACCGAGCTGTTGCCACTCGATGCCACCTTGGCCCACTCCATCGCGATGGACATTTCGTCCGGAATGACTCCGACGCGCGTCGAGTTGATGCGCGTCAGCATTCGCTTCAGTACGTCGATGTCCTGCTGCTTCGTTCCTCGCGGGTACTTGCCGATGCTCTTCGGCTTCCACCCGAGCTCAGCAAGCTGCGCCCAGTCACCGAGACACCAGTTCGAAAACAGGCCGAGCCACGCAAGCACGCGCGAGTAGCCCTCGCGCGGTGCGACGTCTCCGTTGACACGTGGACGCCACTGCAGGAACTTGCCAGCGCCGTACCTGCCGACGAGGTCAACGCCATCGACCTCGACGCTGCCGAGCCCTGAATCGTCGTACAGCAGGGCGCCGTCGGAGATCCGGAACCCGAAGCGTCGGCAGTTGATCGGCTTGAAGAGCTTCGGCCAGAGCTGGTTGTCTTCGGTGACGCGCCAAATCTGCTCGACGGTCGCGTGACCGAAAGCGTTTCCCTCTCCCGTCCAGTGACCGATAGCGGTAACGAAGTCCCTCGCCTCCCGCAGAGCTTTTTTGCACTGCGCAGCGGCCTTCTTGTCCCGCTGCTTTGCACCCTCCGGCGCGACGATGTCCCACTGCAGCCCGCTGACAGCGAGTTCGCGGGACTGCATGACCGACTGAAATTCGCCGGCCTTCTGGCGCAACTCGTGGACGAGGTCGACCAGCCTCGCCGGACGCCCGAGATCGGCCTCGCGGCACGCATTGGTGACACGGTCGGGCGTCAGCGGCCCGCTGCCGATGATGCGCCTCCACACCGATTCGTCGGCGATGAGCGTGTCTGTGAGCTCGGCGCTACCTACCTCTGCCGCCTTTCGCTTGCGTGCAGCCACATCTCACGCCCTTTGGTCACTGGTACAGAATGAATTCCGCGGTGCTGTCCGCGTAGATTCGAATGGGCTCCGATGGGTAGCTCTCGCCTGCTGAAGCAGGGATCGTGTCATCGTATCCACCCGCGTACTGCACGTGCAGAGTACCCGCTACGGTGCACTGCATCGTTCGCCACGGTTCGGACTGCACGATCTCTCCGCGCGCTCGACCGAACGGGCCAATGCCGCTCAAGCCGAAGGTGAACGTTCCAGTGTCGAGCAGCTGGGCTGGCACCCGGACTTCGCTGACCTGCTCTATCGGTCCGTCGGCAACGATCGTCTCGTTCCCGCCGGCCGCCGTCAGCAAGGCGCTGCGCTCCACCGCAATCCCGCCGAACGTACCGACGAACACGATCGGATCGGTCGTGTTGTAGGCGTTCGCCTGTGTCGTGGTTGTGACCGACGGGTACTGCGTCAGGTCGGCGTACCCCCCGGGCGCCGGCAATGCCGGTCCCGGGTTTGCGTTCGCGCCGTCGAGATCCGCGCCGGTGTAGGTCTGCGCGGTGGTTTCGGTGCCGACGGACGTTTTGATCCCATCGGCGTCCGCCAGGTCGGTCGACGGATTGTCGATCGTGACGGTCCGCGGAGACGGGCTTACGGAGGCAGACTGCATCACGCGCCGGCGTTCTGGTGGACTCGCACGAGGGCGTTGACGGCTCCGGCGCCGGCGGTGAATGCTGAGGTGATGCGGTCGAACCGAATGTTGTCGGTTGCAACGAAGAGGGTGCGTCGCTTCGCGAGCGTGTCGAAGCCCGCACCGATGGTGCCCTTCTGCGGGCTGAGCGCGACGGTGAGGTCCGCGAGCACGTTGCCCGTGGCTCCGCCGAGCAGATCGCCCTTCGTGGAGTAGCCGGTCTTGGCCGAGCTCACGCCGATGGCACTGGAGGAGCCGCCCGTCCAGTCGGCGGTGATGGTCCAGTAGAACTCGAGCGGTTCGAGCACGCAGCCAGCCGGCAAGGTGAGCAGCACCGCTGCATCCGCCGTCGCGAAGCCGATTGCCAGCTGTAGCCGGTAGACGCCCGGCTCGAGCAGCCAACGACCGGAGCCAGCAGCTGGCGTTGCGACGAGCTGGTCGTCACCCGTGAGTGAGCTCGAGAGCTTGAAGCGCCAGACGCGGCCGTCGATGGTGCGCGCAAGCATCCCGTCGACGCGGTTCTTGGCGCCCAACGCCTTGAGCGCGGTGACGGTGTCGAAGGTGCCGGCGTAGAGTCGGCTCAGGAGTTGGGCCGTGCGATCGCCGTACGACTGTGCACCAAGGCTGTTTCCCATGTTCATCTCCGCGTGTGAGTTCGACCAGCCTCAGGCTGGAATCAGTTGCCCCAGAATGAGCCGCCGTCTTCTCCGAAAACGCTATGCTCGCGACCCCAAACCGACTCGTCTTGGACCGCTGCATCCTCTGCGCTGAGTTCGACGGGGCCTAGTGTGAGTTCGGGGTAGAGTTCCGTCATTGCCCAGACGAGCGCGTCCAATCGGTTCGGACTGCGAGCGCCGCTGTTCGGCTCCCACTTGCAAAGCTCGTCTTCGAGCAGAGCAAACGTGCCGACATGCGAGACCCGGCCTTGCTCGTACAGCGCCGCGATCGGCTCCGCGCGCACGGCCTTTCCGCGCGTCGCATGAACCTCGGTGATCGGCAGGAACCTCTTGACGCTCTGCAGGTTTGCTCGAACGAGGTCGCCGCCTTGGTTCACCTCGACGACGATGCGATCGGCCTGTTGGGCCTCGAATAGAGCGACGACCGCGTTCGCCCACTGGTCTGGAGTGGGCTGGTCGAGCGACCCGTCCGCCAGGACGTAGGCGCGACCATCGACACCGACGCCGGCGGCAACGATGCCAGTCGCCGCGCCTTCGGTGTCCGCAGAAACCGACGGGTCGACAGCGACCACGATGCGCTTCATCGCCGGTGCGCGCGCGACACGCCGGATCCAACCCCGGTGCCATAGCGCGCCCTTCGCATCCTCGATGAGCTTGCCCTCGAGCTCCTGTTCGCCGAGGTGCGTGCCGGCGTAGCGCCGGGTGATCTCGTTGATGAAGACCTGCGCCAGGTTGGCGCGGTTTTCGAACGTCGTTCCCGTGGTCAGTGCGACGTCGTCACCAGCGCGCGCGACCAAACGCAGAATCAGCTCGACTGCCTTCGGCGTGGTCGTCGCAACGCAGCGCGGATCGGTCTCGACGCTGCGCAGTCCGAACATGAGCTGGTCCCACGCTTCGGGATAGCGCCACTTCGCCGGCTCGTCACACCACGCCGTGTCGTGCTGCGGACCTCGAAGCTGGTCGGGCTCCTCCGCCGAGTACGTCGTCGCGATCGCTCCGTTCGCGAACGTCACACGGCGCTTGCTTGGCTGGTATATCGGCCGCTCCGACGCCGGAAAGCACGATAGCAATCCGCTCTCGCCTTCCACCATCACGTCGCGAGCGTCGGCTGCCGTCTCGGCTACCAGAGCGATGCGTCGCGACTTGCCCGAATTGACGCGCTCGCGGATCCACTCGGCGCCAAGTCTAGTTTTCCCGAACCCTCTCCCCGCCATGATGAGCCAGATGACCCACTTGCCGGGCGGCGCAATCTGCTTCGGTCGTGCCCAGAAACGCCAGTTCCACCGAAGGCTCTTCGCTTCAGCGTCGCTCAGCTCCGTCAGGATCTTCGCTCGGTGCGCTTCCGGTAGACTCGCCAGCCATTCGGCGGGCGACCTCTCCGATCCTTTCGGCAAGCTCAGCTGCATTCGAAACCTCGACGTCCACGGAGTGGCGTTCAGGCTCGAAGAAACCGAACGCCTTGCCCTCGAGTTCCAGAAGCCCCTTCACCGATTCCATTCGACAGTCTCGGTAGGCCTTCGCGCGCGCTGACTCCAGATTTGCGAGCCACAGCGCCTTGCGCTGCTCCCGGTCCGCTCGCGAAAACGACCCGATCTGGCGCGACGCCTCGGCGGCATCCTTATCGACCGTGACCTTCGCGAGGCCCCAGATCGATGCGAGCATCGGGCCGGTGATGCCGGTGACCCAGCGGTTCGAAACCATCAGCTCGATGATGTAGTCGAGCCGCTCGCGCTTCCCTGGCCTGCCCTTGGGCAAACGAGGGTCGATCTTGAGCTGGGTCGCCGGGTCCTTGAGGCGCTCGTTGATGAGCGTCTGCTTCAATTCGACGACAGAAGAACGCGCGCGCGCGCTCATGGTACTTTCCGCTCGCGATGCCGAAGGCAGAGCATTCGGGCGGCGCGGAGCACTCGCAATCTCGGACGGCCCCTTGGGGCGACCCTTTCGCGCTGCCACGATGTCTCTCTTTCCCCCTCGAGTTGAACGAGGCAACACCTGGGCATGAACCAGGCTGGCCCGCCGGGGCCTGTGACCGCATCAAGCGCGCCGCCGCGTCTCCTCGAGCCAGACCTCGGCGATGTCGCGCCGTGTCGAACCGTTCAGCTCCTGCAGGACTGTAGCGCCCTGCTCGAGCTCGGCTCGTTCCGCTCTCGTCGCCTCGTCGCTTCGCTGTCGCGTCGTGTGCGCGTCTGGCCGTCTGATCACGTCGTTCCGTTTTCGGCTCGGGAGGCGCTGCGCCGACTGCATCGCCTTGGCTCGCCGGATTTTCCAACCGGAGAGCGCGCGCGATCGTCTCGCTGCCCCTTTACCCTTACGGCTATGCGGTGTGCTTCGGCGTGCTTCGGCGTGCTTGGGTCGGCAGCCTGTCAGCGAGCAGTTTCACGCGTAAACCAAGGTCGTTCACGCGTTCTGCGAGGTGTTCGTCCCTGTCCCAGAGTTCCTGGAGTCTGGGCTCCACGTATTCGCTCACGTGTTCGGCGGCGGCCTCGGCGATCTTTTCGTCGATCGCGGCCAGATACCCCCGCATGTTCTCACCGAGCTCGTCGACCTTGCTTTTGAACAGGCTCGGCAGGTGGCGGCGCAGCACGCTCAGCGTCACCCGGTAGTTGGTCCGCGACGCGTTTGGAATCCTGGTCGCGATTCGGCGACCGATCTCCCGCTCGCGGGCCATGACCAGACGCATCAACCTGAGGCCTCGGGCCCGCTTTGAGCCGCTCCATCCGAGAGATGCCGCCGCCTGCGCGAAGCTCATCAGGTGTTGGCTCATTCGGCCACCCAAATCCCCGATTTGGCCATGTTCCAAGCGATGTTCGACCGTGCGACGAGCATCTTTGCCTGATCGTCGGCCGCCTTGAAAGCGTCACCCCGTGCCGCTTTCGGCTTGCGTCGCTGCTCTTCTCGCTGATTTGCGAAGTATTGCAGCGGGTGGAGCTTGAAACTGTTTTGTTTGAGCATGGTCTTCCCGGCCGGCGTGATTTCCCACACGCCCGCGAGCCCAGCTTCACGCTCGAGGCGCCGCTTGGTGAGCGTCACCGGCTTTTCTTCGGCCGGGTCGAGTGGCTCCCCGCCCGGCGAGTAGAAACACTCGAACACCAGCGTGGCCATGGGGAAGCGGGCGGTCGCCTCCCGGAGCAGGCGCATCACGTGCCCCAGCCGCCAGATGTTGTCGCCCGACATCTCGATGGACCCGCCCATCTTCGACTTGATGCTCGAACCCATCGGGCGCGCGCTCACTGCACCGGCGAAATTGCGGCGATATTTCTCGATGATCCAGCCCTTGCCATCACACTCGGAGCACACCCTGTCGCCCAGGGGGGACGGCAGCTCCACCTCCAGAAGCCTAAGCAAGCGCGCTTCCTCTTCGTTCCGTGGCACGAGAGGGGTCTGGCCGTCGGGCATTTCGAAGCCGCACCCAGGACTGCCTGCGGCGTCTTCGGACCCGCCGCATTGCCTGCATGGGACCGCGCCACGCGAGTACAGGAGCGCCCGCTGCCACATACCGTAGTACGGCGACGACTCGAACCCACGTTCACGGTGGAAGTACCACCTCACGTCGGTCAGGTCCCCGGCACTCAGGTAGCGTGACACTTTCGCTAACGCGACACGCCGCTTCCACTCCGCGCGCCAGTCCGGCGGCGACTCGAGTGCGGTGCACACCGGTGCCCGCCCGGTGCGCTTGGTTGTTTTGATTGCCTGCATCGTGTAGCCTTCCGATCCAACGTCGCCAACGTTCCGGAGGCCTCGCGCAAGCGGGGCTTTCGTGTTTCTAGAGCATGGCCTGCGCGCGGCACCTGCGCTCGAACGTAAGCCAGCGTTCGATCCAGAGTCTGATCGGCGTATCCTCGTTGCCCTCTAGGCAGTCGCCGTCGGGTACGGCAACCACGAGCACCAGGCCGAACCATCGGAGCACTCGGTTGATAGAACTCAGCTTCATGTCGTCGTCTCCTTGAGTCGCCACGGGCCTTCCAGCGAATCGCCGATGTAAGTCGCGGGCGCCCCCGAAGACGTCGCCATCCTCAAGGTCACCGTCACGCCGCCGCTCACAATCGCCGTCTGCATCACTTCCTTTCGCCCATCGGCTCCCCCGTGCTGAGCTTCGCGACGATCTTCTCCGACTCTTCGATGTTGCCGACCGACGGCGCTGCCTGCGGGCGCTGGTACTGCAGTGGATGCATCTTGCTAGCGAACTTGCGTGACACGTCCCCGAAGTCCAGTCCCTCCTCAATGTCCTCCAGCAGCGTGCCGATCATCGACGCGCGCGGGTGAACCGCTGAATGAAGTGCCGGCACGCGCTGCAGTTGTGGTACTGGCGCTCGGACGGGTGGAACGAATCAAGGAATCCGTCGTAGACCCGATCGTCGTGGTTGCCGCGTGGAACGTCCGTCAGTTGGGTTGCGTTTGTCATCCTTTTTCCTTTAGTCGCGATCTCAGGCTCGGGTCGCGATCTCGTAGGCGTCGCGATGCCATTGGAGCATCCCTCAGGGGAGCCGCCTTTTCCAGATCCACGCGTCGCGATCTCGTAGGCGTCGCGATGCCATTGGAGCGAGCGCCTGGATTCGATGCTGCTCGAGCGACCCTCGCTGTCGCGATCTCGTAGGCGTCGCGATGCCATTGGAGCGTGGCGTGTCGCGCTCGTTGGTGCGCCCAGCGCAGGGTCGCGATCTCGTAGGCGTCGCGATGCCATTGGAGCCGACGAAGGCCCTGATGGCAGGCCGCCGTGGATCGTCGTGACTCGATCTCCAATGCGTCGCGATGCCATTGGAGCACGCCGCTGACGATCGCCGGCGGCGTCATCACGCTGTCGCGATCTCGTAGGCGTCGCGATGCCATTGGAGCCGCCGGTCCGCTCCGACACCCGGGTCAACGTGTCGAGTCGCGATCTCGTAGGCGTCGCGATGCCATTGGAGCAGGTCCACCGTTCCGCGTCTGTTTTCGCGGTGATGCCACGCATATTGCGAGAGCCTCCGGTTTTGCTGCGCGATGTCCATCCGGTTTTACTCCGCAGCCGCCAATCCGGCAACACTTTCCGCGCGGTTTTCATGCTCCCCTGGCGATCCGCGAGCGCCTCCTGGGTCCGGCTCGTCACCGGACCGCTCGCGTTTCCGGACCTTGAAGCGCTCCGGGCCAAAGGCCGCCTGAAGACACTCGATGAACTCGCTCGGGCTCGCCACCGTCCGCTGCCAGCGTGCGCGCTCATTCAGTTCGTCGGCTTCCTCGTCGGTTTTGCTGTGCCGGGCCGCCTGCCGCAGGTCGAATTTGTCGACCAGCACCCTGCCATATCGCTGGGACAACTTCGCCGCTACGCACCGATACCGGTTCTTGCGCTCTGCTCGCGCCTTGATTTCCAGCTCCCGCGCATAGCGCTCCAGGTGTGCGTCCTTGCGCCGCCACCATTCGAGCCAGATCGCCATCTGCATGGCGGGGTCGGTGATGCCGTGTCGCTCACTGAGCCAGGCGTTCAGCACCTCGCGGTTCGCCACGTGGTAATCGCCGCTGGCGTTCTCGTAGTCGGTGCGCATTGCGTCGCGTGTGCGGCACCAATCGACCCACAGTTGCTGCAACCGTGTCCGCGGCGTGCGGGAAAACCGATTGCTCCACCGGCTGCGTTTCTCGCGCCACGCCCTGGGCTCATGCCGTTGCTCGCCGACCACTTCGGCCCTCAGCCCAGGAATTTCCTGCACCCACCGTCTGGCGATCCTGGCGAGCGCGCGATGGTTCTTCCACTGGCGCAGCGACCCGCGCTTGCGATGCGTGTCATCGCCTGACTTTGCCGATGTCGCTTCCACCATCCAGTCGGGAACAAGAGACGGGTTCTCTTGGATCCAGAGAGCAAGCACGTCTCTCACACCGCGCCCCGGGTCGCCTTTCGAGCCCTCGAACCACTTGTCCCGCCATCCACGAATATCCGAGACGATCTCGGTGCGCTTGACAATACGCGCTCCGCTTGTAACGGCCTCTCCGTTCGCTCGTGCGACAACGATCCCATCACCCTCAGGATCCATCGACCAACCCAGCCGCACGACGCAATCGCCAGCCCCTTGGCTGCGCTGGACCATCGGGCGACTCAGATTCACCGTCAGCTGCAGTGAGTAGCGCGTCCGACCATCTCCACCGATGCGCGGGACGAGGTAGGCCCACGTGATGCGGGCATCATCTGGTATGTCTCGGTGCAGCAGCACCGCCATGCTGACGTACCGATCCTTTGCCAGGCGCATTCGTGCGACCGCGTGTCGACGTAGCTGCCGGTTCGACGGGCGCTTCGGATCGTCGCGCCGAGCAACTCGTTTGCTCGGATCTCTCCGGCCGAAGCTGCGCTCGCACGAAACGATGCGGAGCCGATCGTCGCTGCCTACTTTGAAAGCTTCCCCGCTGAGTGGTTTGTTCTGAATCTGCAGTCCTATTTTGCGCGCGCGAAACCCTTTCACGTGCGGGTCGCCCTCGCTCGTTTTTAGCGCAGTCTTCACGGCGTCCTCGACGGCGCTGTAAGTGCCATGTGTCAGCCCGCTTTCAGCGCGCAGCTTCTTGCATTGCTCGTCGCGCTTCTGTCTGGACCGCATGACGGCCTTCCACGGCTCGGGCCAGTCCTCGACCAGCATTTCGCCCAGCGTATCCATGTTCGCCTGGCGCTTCGCGTGCGTCTTGGGTGAGATGTCTTTCTTGCGTTTTTTCGCGTCGCTCAGCGCGCGCTTTAGCGCAGGCACGTCCGGGTTGTCGCGCGTCCTCTTGGCAGCTTTCAGTTGGCGTCCCAGTTCCGCAATCTGTTCGATGAGCGCGATGGGGCAGCCCGTAGTGCGGCGCTCGTACTCGGCTGCGGCCGGCGCCAAGAGTGCGTCGAACTCGCTTCGCCGCTCCTTAAACTCGGCATAGAGGCTCTTCTGCCGATCTCGCAAACGCTCGATCTCTTCGCGCTGCGCGCCGGTCGCGGGCAGTCGCTGCGGGTGCGCTGGGCCGTCTGCAGTACGAGGTGCCGAAGCCTTGCGCCGTGCGTTCCGTATGTCCTGCAGTATCTCCTCCAACCGATCATTGAACCCAGCGACTTCGGACTCCAACGCAGCGATCGATGGCAGCGTTTCGCGGCGAATCCGCCGGTACTCCTCGCGCGCCGACACGTGCGCGGCCAGGAGCTTGCGGTAGTAGTCATGACCGAGCGCCATGTGATCCACGCGCTTGGTGTCCTGTTCGTCGCGGACGTACACTGCCCACTCTTTCCCCTCGGTGATTTCGTGGACGTAGTATTTCAAAACCTCCGTGGTCATTCCGCCATTCCTCCGGCTAGGGTGTGCGCGATGCGACTCTGTGCCTTCGCCAGCCGCTGCGCGTTGGGCTGCGCCAGATACCGGCGCACGAACTTCTCAGCGCCGGCACCGGTGTAGTCAGTGGCGTCCGAAAGGATGAGGGCATTGTCCGCCGTCACCGGCGTGCTTCGTTCCCGCGGCCCGTTCCCGCCCTTCGGTCCATTCACGATCTGAATTCTGCGCATACCATCGCGACCTTCGAGGGAGTACTCCCAATCGTCGTTGGGGTTGCCGTGTCGCCGACTCGATCCGATTGGGTCGATTAGCAGCGCGAACTCCTTACCTGGCGAACAACGCCCCGCGCGCCCGCAGGCTTGCACGTACCTGCCACCAAAGCGGAATTGGCTCGCCAGGATAACGCAGCTGACTGGCGGCACGTCGACACCCTCTCCCATCGTGCCCACGTTTGTCACCACATCGATCTGCCGGCAGTCGTTTCGTCGTCGCAACCCGTCCAGGATCTGGGTCCTGTCCCCGTCCGGTGTCATGCAGCTGATACACGCCGACGGAATGCCAGCTTGCTCAAACGCGCGCGCCCAAGCCTCGGCCTCCGACACGTCCCGAAAGTAGGCGAATGTCCGCGGGTCTGGAAGTAGCTTCGTCAGCTCCCTCCATGCGGCCAGAGGATCGACAGCGTAATCATGACCCATGTGCCGCTCTGATTGGTAGATCACCCACGGCACGAGAATGCCCTGCTCGACGAGGTCTTGCCGTCGCGCACCGACAATCAGATGGTCGAAGATGTCGCCGAGCGGTTTGCCGTCTGAGCGCTCAGGCGTCGCAGTCAGGCCGATGCGCGAACAGCTCTTGTACTCGTCAGGGATGCTGCGCCACACATCGGCCGGCATGTGATGGCATTCGTCCAGTATGAGCTTGTCTACGTTCTCTGGCAGCCCACGCGCCAATAGCGTTCCAACGGTTGCAACCTGGATCCGTGCGTGCGGGCGGTAGTGTCCGCCCGGCATCATCACGCTGACGGCGTCGATCCCGTACATTCCAACCGTCACCTCTGCAGCCTGCTGCACTAGCTCCTGTGATGGAGCCACCCACAGAATGCGTCCGCTACTGGCGATGCGAGCCGCAACGTACGTCTTACCACTGCCGATCGGCATGACCAGGCAGGGAGCGCGCTTGCCCGCGGCGATGCTCACGTGCACCTCCGCGATTGCAGTCTCCTGATATTTTCGCTTTTCGTACTCCATGCTTCTTCTCTTTCTGCTGGTGCAACCTCTCGTCAAGGCTGAATCTTCACGCCGTGCGTCCCGCGAGTTCGCGCGTCCTCGGGTAGTTCTCCACGTCCGTCAACACGCCGCATTCGCAGCATGTGAACGTTGCGAACAGCTCGGGCGCTTCCTCGCCGTAAGACTGCCGCTGCGTACGGAACAAGTCCGCTTCCTCCACGAGCAGCTGGGCTCCGCAACCGCCGCCGCCGTTGCCTGTGCCGGTGCACGTCGCTTTCGTTGACCATCCCTTCTGGCCGCGGCCGCGCTTTAGAACTTTCATGTGACGACATACTCCCAATCCCGATGGATCAGATCGATCAATTCAAGCTTCTTGGTCACGACGCAGCGAGGGCGCTCGCTCGACTCGCCACCGTTCTTGAGTGGGAAACCAAGGCGCAGTCCGAACATGAGCTGGTCCCACGCTTCGGGATAGCGCCACTTCGCCGGCTCGTCACACCACGCGGTGTCGTGCTGCGGACCTCGAAGCTGATCGGGCTCTTCCGCAGAGTACGTCGTCGCGATTGCACCGTTCGCAAACGTCACCCGCCGCTTGCCGGGCGAGTAACTCGCCTCCGTCTGAGGGCAACAGTCCAGCAGCTGTTCCACCATCATTTCGACGAACTCGGGCGTCGGTCCAACCAGGGCGATATTTCGCGCGCCCGCGTTGACACGCTCGCGGATCCACTCGGATGCAGCCCTCGTCTTTCCCCAACCACGATCCTTGGCAATCAGCCACACAGTCCAATCCCCGCTCGGAGCGAGCTGACCAGGTCTGGCTTGGAGTCGCCACTCAGGCCTTGCTTCCCGTTTCGATTCTACGTTGCTGCGGTCCGGTTCGCGCTCGAAACATGCGCGCAATCTGTGCTCCACTGAGCTCGGCGGGTGTCTCTCTCCGTTCTGATCGATCCCGTCCAGCCACCCGATGCGCAGTTCAGAAATCAGCTTTCGTGCCGCTTCGACCTCCGCGCTCAGCCGCAAGCAATCCTCGATCCTTTCGTCGCGGTACTGCTCCAGCTGCGAAATCCTCTCGAGGAGTCCCATCGCTGTTGCCATGTCGATGGACACGCGCTGGGCCATTTTGGTCGATGCTTCCATCATGGCGAGTTCGAGTCGCTTCGCATCGCCATCGTTCAGGTCTGCAATTCGCCCTTCGAGGTGTTCCTCCTCCTGCGCTGACTCGAGTTGAAGCGCCTCTTTGTTGTGCTCTCCAGGCTCGGAGGTCCAGACGCATCGCGGCATTGTCTCGAGCTTCAGCGCAATCTCTTTTGCCTTTGAAAGCTCCAGGCAGGGGTTCACCACCAGTCGTGGGTTGTCCTCGCGCACGCCGTTCTCCTCGAAGAACGCCCTCGGTGCGCGCTGGCATGCATCGAAACCACTTCGCTCCCAAACGGTCAGCATCTCTGATGAATCAGAGCGCGCAAAGATCCATGGCAACGCCTCGGGATGTCGCTCGTTCATTTCAGTCAACCTCCGCAACGAATGCAACGTCCCACGACTGTGGGAACGCTTCGCGAAACGCTTCCGTGACCTCGCCAAGCCACCACTCCGGGGTAATGCCGAACCCGCTTGCCCAACCCGGCACCTCTTGCCGCACGTAGACGCGCAGCGTTCCTGGACTGAGTGTCTCGCAACGCACGGACGTTGCGAACACCGACATACAGGCACCTATTACCACCACGAAGGCTGTCTCCGTGTTCACTTGGCCCTTCCCGCTTCGAGCTTCATCGCCAGTAGCACGAGCTCGGCTCCGCCTTCGCGCGCCTGTTCTGCGGTCCATCGCTTGTCGAAGTGCACGCGGATCCTTCCGTCTTCGATCCGCGCGCGCAGCGTTCCGCCGAGCTGCTCGTCCTGCTCGTGCTTCTGAGGCACTTCGCCGCCAGCCCGCCGAAGGCGGGCGCGCGCCAGTGTTTCGCGTCGTTTCAGATCGTCGACTCGCGCTTCAAGCGCATTCAGCTCCTTCAGACGGTGTTTGGTCCACGCAAACTGTCGCTCGTGTCGCTTGGCAATTTCCCAGATGGCATCGAAAGGATCGAGCGCGGCTTTGCAGCGCTCACACGAGACGGTCCGGGCGTGCGGGTCAACCACGAGTTGGTGTTCCACGCACATCCTTTCGTCGGGCCGCTTTGAGATGACGAGACGCAGCGTTCGATCGTCCCTCGGCACAATCGGCGTAACCGCCTCTATCTCCACCTTCTCGGTGTCGATTTCGATCATCGTCTTCCGACCCTTTGCGCGGCCTCAGCCTCTCGTCTAGGGGGATTCGCACGTGCGCTTCGCGCCGCCTGCGCCTCCATCCGAGCTTCTGGACTGAGCTCGCCTTGCAGGTGCCGCAGACACCGATCCTCGACATAGGTGAGCTTGATCCGTCGCGATACCGCGGTCGGTCCCGCCACCCTGACGGTCATGATTGCCCGGCGGTCGCAGTACCCGCATGGCACGACGTCGAGGTGTACGTTCAGGTGCGCCTCCCGGTTACAACCATGCTCATCCGGTTAACTCCCACGGTCCGACCGCGACAGGATGTACGCACTCGTCGGAATACAGACCGTCGTACGTCATCGACTCCTGCGTCGCGGCGAGCCCCAGCAAAGATCGGAATCCGTTGAACGGATAGAACCGGCGATTGAATCTGAACACGTACTCGTTGGCATACGCCTGCAAATGCTTCGGAGAAACGCTGTGATGAGTCCCCTGCAACCAAGCTTTGAAATTCGAGAAAACCAGGTGAATCAGCGGCAGGTGCGCCTCGGCTACGGCAGGGTCGCCGCGCTCGGCCACGGGCGAATGGCGCACGCCGCACTCCAGATCGAGCTGCGCGTACCCCGGGAAGTCATCCGTGCGGACGAACGAGCCCTGAGCAATCGACTCGCGAGCGAACCCGAGCAGGCCCGGCGCCGTGCGGTCGGGCAGGACACGCAATCGCAGGCGCCCGGCGTAGGTGCCATTGCGTCGGAGCTTGCTCTTGGCCAGCTTGCCACCGTCCGCGGCCGGAGCGCGCTGGAGGCTCTCCACAGCGCCGGCAAGGTACACTTTGTGGTGGACGCCTCGCCCCTCGCCTCGGGTGGCGCCTCCGACCAGCGATTCGTCCAGCTCGACCACCACGTTTTCGCCGCCGATGCGATCCACGTTCGGCCGGATCATGGCGGCCCTGAGCTTGTGCAAGATCTGAAACGCCGTCTCGTAGCGGGTCAGGCCCAGCTGCCGCGCGAACTGCGTGGCCGACATGCCCGGCGTCTGCGTGCTCACCAGGTAGGCGGCCCAGAACCACGTGCTGAGCGGGTTGTGCGTGCGGTGCATGATGGTGCCCGCCGTGAGGCTCGTGTCCTTGCGGCAGGCCCGGCAACGCAGCACGCCAGGGCGAGCCGCGAAGCGAAACGGGTCGCCGCCCACGCCGCACGCGGGGCAGCGAAACAGCTCGGGCCAGCGGCACCGCTCAAGGTACGCGCCGCACGCCGCGTCGTCGGGAAACAGGCGCTGGAATTCGGGCAGCGATCGCGGTAAGGGCAAGGCCCCGCGGTGCACGTCGTGCGTTTGGGCGGGGCTCATGGTGTTACCTCGCAGTGGGCCCCGGCGAACCAGGGCCCAGCCGCGCACCGCTCACGCCGGCTCGATTTCTTCGGGCTCGTCGTCGCTGCCAACCTCGTACAGGTAGACGCTCTCACCGAGACGATCAGCATGGCTTTGGGCAGCCTTGCGCGCGATCTCGGGCGCCAAGCCGCTGCACAGCTCGTTGCCGTCGCCCGTGTCCACGGCGTAGTAGCCGGCACCGCCGCGGACCTCATCGCGCATGTGGACGCGCCACTCGTTGCCGTCGTCGTCCGTACCCCAATACTCGGTCAGGCCGTTGGCCTCGACGCTGTCATCGCTGGCGGCAGACAGGTCGCTGGCGGCGTCGCTGTCGTAGTCGATCGTGACGATCTCGGTGTGGCTGATGCTGCGGTCGATGGCGTCGGCTGCTACAGTGTTCATGTCAGAGTCCCTTTCGATTCTGGCTGGGCCCGGGCAGTTTGCGCTGCACCGGGCCGCTCAATGTCTATGCAGTATACGGATAGAATCGTGGGCGTCAACCGGATAATGCGCGCCGCTAGGTCGATTGTTCGTAAGTGCGCGAAACCCTTACCCGTTGGGAGACAACCGGATGAGCATGGTTACAACCAGCGTTGCTATGCAGGCGCGAATGGCCTGCTTGAAGCAGTCGGTGGTGCCCTTGTTGGGCTCTCCGTGCAGACGGAACGCCGCGCACACGCGCGCGCCAGCTTCGACCATCTCGCGGTTGCGGCGTGGACCAGCCGCCGGCCACGGACCATGTTCTCGTACAACCGGATGCGGCTCACGCCAATAGCCTCGACTGCGCGCCCACTCGTCCGCCATCGCGTCCGCGCCTGTTTCACACGCACCGTGCACCACGATGGGCACGACGTCGGTGAAGAGCCATTGGACGATGCCATCGAGTGCAGACTCCAACAGGCGACGGTCTGTCCAATCGCGCGAGCCAGTTACGAGCAGGCGCAGTGACTCGCCGGACATGATCATTTGAGCCCTCTTGCCCAAACATTCGATCGTGGCTTGCGCCTCGGATAGACTCTCGGATAGGTCGGTTGCCAGCTGGAGATTCTCGCACGCTTCCGCAGTCTGCTCATTGGCCAGCCGGGCGGCGGCGATGAGGCGGGGGGCGCGAGCAAGCAGCACCGGGAGCAGGATTCGATGGCTGCCATCGTGCTGGAGCAAGCGCTCGAGCTCCGCCAGTTCGGCCTCGGTGAGTCGTGCAAGTTCTTCAGGCGTTTCCATTGGTCTCCTTCGCTCGGTGCCATCCGTCGCAGTACTCGCACCGATAGACCGTCAGCCGCAGGCCTTCCTTCACGGGAGCCGCTCGCGCCGCGTCACTGCTCTCGTAGCGTACCTTCCGCCGAAAGCGGAGGTGCGTGCAGAATCGCTCACGCGGTGCCTCTGACCGCGCCTGATCGATCTGGGTCCGCAGTTTGGAGAGCTTCTCTTGCAGCTTGCGCCGATGTTTCCGGGCCGCGTCACCCGTACCCGAGACCGCCTCCAGCTCGTCGCGTACTGCGTTGCGACGATCCAACAGCTCGACAAGTTGCTGCGCGCCCTTGCCACTTTTCACGGCTGCTCCTTCGGCTTTGGCTCTGGGATGCCCATCCGACGGCGGTACTCCCGCAGATGCTCTTCGACCTCTTCGGCGCTCGGCCGCCCTCTTGGGTTCGGTGGTGGATCTGGATCGGGGCTCCGGTAGGGCCCTCGATACGGGTACGCTTGCTCCTCGGGCGTGAAGCGCTCGTCGCTCATTGGTCGAGCTCCGCGAGTTCGCGCTCCCATTGCTCGATCTGCACCGGCAGACCTTCGGATGCCCACTCGCGCTCGAACGCAATGATCCTGGCCGCCAGATCCTTGGCCTTCGCGAGCTTCCAGCGGGCCTCGTCGAGCGCCGCGGTGAGCCCGGGCACCTGATTGGCCCGCGCCACGAGTTCGGCGCGTTCCTGCTCAGCTTCCGATGGTCGGTGAGGGCGGTGCTTCTCGCATGGACCCATCGAGCAGGTACAGATCGTGATTCCTCGGATCGCTGACGGGTCGATGCTCACGGCGTGCCTGCCTTTTCTTCGATCGCCGCGTCGAGTTCCTCGGCGGTCATCCTGCGTTGAAACTCCGGCCGCTGTGGCTGAGTCGTTGGCGCGAATGCCGGAAGCGCTGGGTGGTCTGGTTGCGTCGCGCGCAGGCGACGTGGCTGCGGCGCAGGCGGCAGTTCGGCCTGGTCCTCTGGCTCCGGCAGCGGGATGCCCGACGCGACGTCAGCTCGACGCCGAGCCGCCAGCTTGTCGTAGAGTTCGATGAACCGAGCCCGGTCTGCGGTTTCATTCTGCTCGTTCCAGAGTTGACGCCACCCAAGTGCGTTGACGGTTGTGCTGACCACAGGGTCGGCGAATGCGGGCTCTGGATAGCATCGGCCACCCACACGCTGAATTGCCTGCTTGACGTCGGCCCAGGCTTCGCCGCCAGCGCGGACGGGACCGTGAATCAGATCCGCGACCGCCGAACGGATGTGCCCGATGCTCGGCGGAAACTCCCGCGGCAGCGCGAGTACTCTGGCCACGGCCTTCTGCGCGACATCGAATTCCAGATCCAGCAGCAGGCCGCGATAGACTTCGATGGTCTCTGGGGTCGGCTTCGCGTGGGGGAACCCACCGAAGACCACCGCGAGCAGACGCGTGCATTCCGAAGGCTTCATAGGCCCTGCGCCTCCAATGCTTCTGCCTCAGCGATCAGGCCTGCGGCGTCGAGCGGCGGCGGAGAGGCGCCGATTTTCGCCAAGAGCTCCCGCCGGCGCCTCTCGTTCCGCCAGGCTGACCGAACGACCTTCAGCGCTACGATTCGCCACTGCCGACCGAACATTTCCTGCCTAGCATCAGGCTCCGACAGCCAATCTGTGGCCGCAGCTTCGGCGAAGGCTCGCGACAGGCCTGGGTTATCGATCTCGAGCTGGAGGAAGTCGGCGTGCGTGAGCGGGCTGGCCTTTGGCTTCCGCCGGAGCGAATCGCGCTTCGGGGGACCCCCCTCCTCCGCTGGCCCATCGGCGCGCGCGCTACCTGTCAGGTCTTCAGCGGAGGAGGTTCCAGACTCTGGATCGGATCGGATCGGTTGGGCTGGGCTGGGCTGGGACGGGCGCGCGCGAGCGCGCGCGGGCGCGCCCGCTCGCGCGGGATCGCCTCGGGGTACTACCCCGAGCTCAGCCTCGGGGTTGTCCTCGGGGTTGAATTGGAATTGGGGTTGGGGTTGTCCTCGGGGTCTCTGAAGGATAGATAAAATCTCCGGCTCTGGATGGAACCACTCCGACTTTCCAATGCGATACTTGCCAAAACGCGCGTGAAGTAGCCCTTCGTCGCGCAAGCTGCCGCGCACATGGCCGATCAACTCCACGGCGCAGTGCTCTTCAGACTGAACCGTGCGCCGTCTGTCCACTGGGTTTTCCGAGAACCCGATCTTGTAGGCCCCATCGCTCGCCCGTCGCATCACGTAGACTGATGGTCCTGTGAACGTCTTCGCCCGAAACAGCGCCTTGCGGGTCCGCTCGTTCTCCTTTCGCGACTCCAATTCTATGGCGCTCATCGCGTGGTCCAGGTAGTCGTGGAGCTGCCAACCGAACTCGGTCCGCTCAACGAGACCGGCTCCACGGATCCCGTCCGGCCCAAGGCGTCCGCACTCGAGCAGTGCCCGGATCAGCTTTCTGTGCCTCTTCGGCAGCCCTGGCAACGCGTCCAGGTCTTCGTCAGGGATGAACCCGTCCGTCGGATTCGCAGCGGCGTAGGCCTTCAGGCAGAGCCAGAGGACGATCGCGCTATCCCCTCCAAGCTCTCGCGCTCGAAGAAACTTCGGGCCGCCGACGAACTCCTCTTTGATGTTGATCACCTGGTGTCACTCCTCGCTCGGCACTCGGCCAGTTGCCGCTCCAGCTCCGCTATCCGTTGGTTCGCCACCATGAGGTCTCGCTCCATCCGCTCCAGCATGTTCAGCGGCTTGCAGAGCAGCTCAACCGCAGACTGCAGCTCCGCCAGCTCGGCCTCGGTGAGTCGTGGGGCGGTCATGCTGCCTCCGTCGCGATTTCAGCCCGCAGCTGTGCGACGAACCGCGGCCAGATGTGTTTGACGAACATCTGCAGTTGCACGGGAGGCTGATACTGGGCCAGTTCGCCGCAGTAGACCGAATCCATTAGACGGCTCAATCGTTCGCCACTGTCTCCGCTCGCATCGACCCAGCGCACGAAGCCCGCCTCGCTGGACAGGTCAGCCTCGGCAAGCAACGCGAGCTCCTCGCGCGTGTCCTCTCCTCCGTCGTCGTGTAGGCGCTTCAGCTCGCGCTCAATTGATTTCTTGGTCGCCTCCTCGTCCCACTCTCGGCGCCCCATTCCGAGCTTTCCCATCAGGTAGCTTTCGTCACAGCCGCAGAGGAACTCGCGGAATTCGCACCCTGGGGAGCCCCACCAATAACCGTAGTTGCCGAAGTCGCTGATCGTGGTGAAACAGCCGTCGTCGCTGATCCAGATGCGGGCCCACCCCTCGTGTTTCTCGCGCGGGACGTTGTAGAAGCGGGTTTTTGGTTCGTTCACGACGCCACCTCTGCAACGCGCATGCGCCGCGCCGTGCTGACCAGTGCGTTGTACCGTGGTCTCAGCAGTTCGAGGCGCTCACCGAGTCGTCTATCGCGCTCGACGCGCCGCTGCAGGCTCCTCAGCCCTCCCATGACGGTCGAGTGGTCCCGCGCGAAGGCTGCACCGATGTCCGGATAGGACCAGCCGTGCACCTCTCGCAGAGCCCAGAAACAGGCGAAGCGTGGGAGGCATACCGAGTTTGTTCGCGCCGTCGAGAGCAGCGCGTCGACCGGCACGCCGAACACACGTTCGACGTTGGCGGTCACCTCCAGCCAAGCAGAGGTCTGCCGAAGCCAATGGCGAATCGTGGGGAGGTTCTCGGTCATGGTGGTGTGCTTCCTTTTCCAGAGATTTTCAACTGCGCTTCCAACACGCGTTCGATATCGTCGAGTCGCGCCCATAGAATCGACGCCCAGCCTGCAACGTCCTCCAGTTCCTCTTTCACTTCGCGCACGAGTTCGAGTGGGTCGCGCGAGTAGCTACGTTCGCCGAACGTTTGCGCGGCTCGCTCCATGCGGCGCTCGACGGCGCCGAGGTAGCAGTCCAGTTGCTCGCGGCGAGTCATTCGAACACCTCGATCGTGCAGAAACCCCCGCGCATCGGCGCGCGCTCCCAATGCTCTTCAACGGTCGCGAACGCCTCGGCGTCGTCCCAAATCAGACTGAGCCGGTGGGGCCGCTCCTGAGTCCGACGCGAAAGCGCGTCGATCGGTATTTTGCTCCAGTTCGCGTGCCGGTCCGGCTGGCTCGAGCTGTGCCGCGTGCAGATGATCACACGGTGCCCTGGGCTCTCGGTGATCCCAGCTGGTGGCATCCGGCCGAATTGCCTCGCGTACTGCGGCAGCATCGCCTGGTAGCACTGCGTTCGGAGCTTGGAGACGCGGCTCCAGTGCGCACCGATCGTGGCGTTCGTTGTCGGACAGAGCTCAAGGGGGAGGCAGAACGAGGCGATCTTCTTCACGCGATGTCTCCTATCGCCCACGTGCCGCCGCCGCGTGGTCCCCAAGAGAACCAGGCGTACTCCACGGAATCGGTGGTCACCTTGCTGACCTGGCAGCCGCATCCTGGACAGACGCGCGGCATTTCGTCCGTGAGCATGAACGTGGCTTTCCACCCGCAGGATCCGGCGGCTCCGGCTCGCGCTTTACACTTCATCGAGGCCGCGAAGCTCGGCCGGCGCGGAAGGATCAGCAGGTCGGGCGGGTGCTTACGCCAAAATGGCGCTCGGTCCTGACTGCCGAGGTAGTTCAACCGCTCAAGCAGCGACGTCTGTACGGACCACTTCATGCCAAGCTCGATTGTGGGCATCGCCAGCGAAAACGCCGGATTGCCGATGCAGAGATCGAACTTCGAAGAGAACTGCTGCTGGAAGAGGTCCCCAACCAGAACGTGATCGGCCCCGGCCTGCGTGAGACAACTGGCACGAGAGGGGTCCAGTTCGCATGCCGTGATCACGGCGTCTGGCCAGCGTACCCGCAGCTCACGCACGATCATCCCTCGCCCGGCCATCGGTTCTAGGATGTGCGGTCTGCAGTCGCCTTCCCAGGGGATCGTGCGCAGCACCGCCCGCGTCGCCCATGCAGGGGTCTCGTAGAAATCATCGGCGTTGCGCTGTGCGCCTCGGCTCGTCGAACTCATGCTCGCACCTCGAAAAGCCCGCGTTGCGCCTCGAGAGGAAGGCAGTGTGGGCTGAACCAGATCCGCTCTCGCTCGCGATTCGTGTTCCCCTCGGCAGCGTACCCGCGCGCGCCCTTCCATGAGTATTCCGTCCAGCTCGACGGCATCTCGTGCTCGCCCGAGTAGCCGCAGAGCGCGATCCTCAGATCCGGATCGTCCCCGTGCTCGAGCGCCCACTCACGGACCAGCGCCGCGACCGCTGGGTCGTCCTCGCTGTAGAGGTACGGATCGCGGAACTCGTGGCCGTAGGGCGGATCGAGGAACACAGCACAGGGGCGGCGCCCGCCGACGTTCTTCCCCTTGCCGAGCACCGAGTCACCGAGTACTCGCTTCCAGTCACCGCACGCGACGCGAACGCGTCGGAGCCTGAGCGCCAGCGCTTGGAACCATGCGAAGCACGGGGGCGCGTCGGGGACCGCGAGTTCGCGGAGGGCATGGATGAACGTCCCGCTCACGCCGTGGATGCCACGATCGTTGCCGAGGGATGGGAGGTGCATGCCTTTTCCAACGCCTGAGCCGATGTCGGGCCGTCGGCCTGGCGAATGCGCCTCGACGGCCGCGTCCGAGTGAATGCCGCGACCGGCACACGCACCATCGGCCTTGACGGCCAACATGGGGAGCTTCTCGGGAAGGGTGAGCAGTCCAGGCGCGTGAACACCCTGACCGCTGTTGAGGTTCGGACGTGGCCGCCCACGCAGCGCGCCACCGCCGCGCTCGGAATGGACCCCATCGCCAGCGTTATCGCCGCTTATGCGTGGGCGCACCGCCGCCTTGAGGTTCCGCGCCTTGCCGTGCGCTGTGTTCGGCTCGACACACCAGCCGCCACCGATCCAAGCGCACAAGCCCCACACCAGGTTCGGCACGTCCGGGCCGAAGGCGCGCCACACGACGTCGGCAACCCGACGCTTTCCGCCGAAGTACGGAAACGGAGCGCGCAGGTCAGCCACTCCACACCTCCCACCTGAGCTTTTGTTGCAGCGGGTGGACGTCCACGCGGGGCCTACTCGGCCTGTCCCACGACTCGGCCCGCACCTGTCCCACGACTCGCCATCCCGCGCCGCGGAGCGACGCTCCGCCCTCCGACGCTAGCGTGTATGTGACGAGACGGTGGTACCCGAGAGCCCGCGCGGCGCGCCAGCAGGCCGAGTAGAGGAACGAGCATGCGTTGCGGGTCCCATCCGTGCAAAGCCGCGTCACCTCGAGCGTGAGCCCGTCCTGCAGCTCGCGGGCAACGGGGCGACCCACGATGGCCACGCCGATGATCACACCAGCCAGCGCAGCGCCCAGGGCGAATTTGTAGCCGACCACCCTGCCCCTGTGACGGTGGTGCCGTGCAACGAAGGCGTCCGCCTCGTCACGGTGCAAGGGGACGAGCGTGAGGCGCTCAGGCATTGGACCCTCGCGCCTTGTCGAAGGCCGCTCCGCAGATGCGAAGAAACTCGTCCCGCTCGGCCGAGCTCTCTCCCCATCGACGCGCGCAGCCGTCGATCACGCCGAGAGCAGCGACCAGTAGGACGTGGGCGCGTGCTGGGTCGTTCAGCCCGAGGTCGCCCGCCTCGACGTCAGTCAGGCGCAACAACGCACCAGGCGGATCGAGCCGATAGCGGCTGGCCGCGATAACCCGCTCGATCGCTTCGAAAAACTCCAACTCTCTGCGATCACCTAGATTCTGTGTGTAATCAGGCATTGACCACCTCCCCCGCCGACGCCGACGCATGCGAGCGTGGGCGCTTGCTGAGATAGCTCCGCGCCAAGTCGCGGATGCGTTCGCCGCTGACGTCCAGCTTTTCGATCAGGTCGAGCGTCGGATTCCGCAGGCCTTCGCTCTGCGACCGCTTGATTTGCAGCACGTCCGCCATGATCGGATCGGAACCCTCGTCGGCGAGCAGGTAGTAAACCGCCAGCGATCCATCGAGGCCGTCCCGATGCTTACGCCCGACGCACTGGTCCATGACTCCAGGACTCCAGTCGAGTTCTCCGAACACAAGCGTTCGCCCACGACGCTGGAGGCCCTCGAGCCCGGCTCCGGCGCGCAGGCTCAAGATCATGACGTCCGTTTCGCCATTCAGGAACCGTTGAGCGCTCGTGTCCTTCGCTGCCGCTGACTCGCTGCCCGTGTACATCGCCGGGTGCAAGTCTTTGAGCCGCTCTAACCAGATGTCGTAGACGCTACGGTGCCATCCGTACAGGATCACCGGCTCGCCATTCTCGACAAGAATTCTAACGAACTCGGCAACGTACGGCGCCTTTCCTACTCCCGTTGCGTGACGCACGAGTCCGCTCAATTCCTCGCTGGCCCGCATCTTCTCGCCCCGCGATTCCTCCTGCTTCAGCAGGATTACGTGAGCGAGTTTCTCGGCGGCGCGTTCGATCTCTTTCAATGGACGATCGTCCATGTCGATCGTGTGCGGGATTCGGATCACCTCGGGCAGTTCGCGACCCACATCCTTGCGGGTGCGTCGCAGCATCAGCCCCGCGGCGCGCAGGTACGATCCGAACGCTTTCGGATCCTTCAGGCTCGCGTTGCCTCGCGAGTCCTGCCCATTGCAGTGCTCGGTCATGAACTCTTGCTGAGTTCCAAGAGCATTCGGGCTGATGAAACGGTAGATGTTCCAGATTTCCCCGCCGTAATTGTAGATTGGTGTCGCCGAGAGCCCACACCGATACTCGGTAGCATCGGCGATCTCCGTCGCCGCTTCGCCCTTCTGAGACTGCTCGCCTCGGCGCAACTCCTGCACTTCGTCCCACACCACAGAACGCACGATGGGCGCGAGAGTCTCAGCCCATCCACGAATCTTGCTGTACGAGGTCACGATCACGTCGGGGAAGCTCCCGGGTAACGACAGCTGTTTCCCTCGCGTGCGCGGCCGGGCCGTCAGGTCGTACGGAGTTCCTTTTTTCAGGACGTGCACGTTCAGACCCGGCGCGAACTTCTCGATCTCACGCTCCCACTGCCGCGTCAGGTGCGTCAACGTCACCACGAGACCCGGCCGTGCATCGCTCTCGGTCAGCAGGCTGATACCGACGGCTGTCTTGCCCAAGCCCACATCGTCCGCGAGCAGCAAGCCGCGCATCCGCAAGGCGCACTCGGCGGCCACGCGCTGGTAGTCACGAGGCTCGATGGCGAGCTTGAACGAGCGAGGGGTTGCGATCCCCTTCATCAGTTGGTCGACCAGAGATTCACGCTCGACGTGGGCGGTCGCACGCTCATCGAGTCGGCCGCGATCTGCTGCGCTCATCTCCACCGGATAGCGCTCGAGAAACCACGAGAGGTCGCGGGCATTTTCAATCGTGTCGCTGATGGCCACGCACTTCTGCGCGTGCGATGCGAGCTGACCGAAGACGCGCTTCGCTCGCAGGCGCACGTGCGGCTCCACGTCTATCAGCCACTTGTCGCCGCGGAACGACACTTTGCCGAACGTCTTCACCCTAAAACCTCGCAGTCCTTGAGCAGAGCCGGGGAAGCCCCGTCCTTCAGGGCGGTGAGGAACCGGCCCTTCCGGTTGCCATATTGCTTAGCCGTGCTATGCCTATGCCAATGAAGCTCATCGCGACCGTCAAGTTGCTCGTCGATGCCGCCCAAAAGGCACGGCTCCTGGCAACGATGGTTCGGGTCAACGAGGCATGTACCTGGCTCGCAGAGCGCGCGTTCGCGCTGCAGAGTGCCGATAAGTTGCGCTTGCAGAAGCTCTACTACCACGAGCTGCGCGACCGCTTCGGGCTCTCGTCGCAGCACACGGTCCGCGCCATCTCGAAGGTCTGCGAGGTCTACCGTCGCGACCGGTCGAAGCTCCCGAGGTTCCGTGAGCACGGCGCCATTGCCTACGATCAGCGTATCTACACTTTCAAGAACGGCCTCGACCGCGTGAGCCTGCTCGCGTTGGACGGTCGCATCGTCGTGCCGTGCGCCATCGGCGCTTACCACCTGGCTCGCCTCGCAGGCGTGCGCGGGCAAGCAGATCTTGTCTACCGCAAGGGCAAGCTCTTCCTGTTCGTGACCATCGAAGTCCCCGATGGCTCGCCCATCGATCCCGAGGGCTGGCTCGGGGTTGACCTCGGGATCCGAAACCTCGCCGTCGATTCGGATGGTGAGATGCACTCGGGTGATGCCACGCTCGTCGCACGAAGCCGAATCGCCAAGCTGCGTTCCGGTCTTCAGTCCACCGGCACCAAGAGTGCCAAGCGCCACCTGCGCAAGCTCCGAAGGAGAGAGCAGCGTTTCCACGCACATACAAATCACGTCATCAGCAAGTCGATTGTTCGCAAGGCCAGAGACACCGGCCGCGGTATCGCGTTGGAAGACCTGACGCACATCCGCGAACGGGTAACGGTTCGTAGGGCCCAGCGAGCACATCTGCATGGCTGGTCGTTCTTCCAACTGCGCGCATTCCTCAGCTACAAGGCGAAACTCTCTGGCGTCGCGCTGGTAGCGGTGGACCCACGCAACACCAGTAGAACATGTCCAGAGTGCGGTTGTATGGACAAGGCGAATCGGAAGACGCAATCCGAATTCGTCTGCACCGGGTGCGGCTTTGCGGACCACGCCGATCATGTCGGCGCCCGCAACATCGCATCCAGGGCTCGCGTAAACGGGCCTATCGTGGACGGGGTTGAAGTGGTTGTGAGCCATGGACTCGATCTGCAAAGCTTCGCCCTTTAGGGCGGGGTTGTTTACAGCACCCCCATGCAGATCACCGTGATGGGTTTGCCGCGGAGCTCGGACGGGACTCCGCCCAGCCGCCGACTCGTGGTGACCACGGCGATGGCGTCGATGCGATCCGACTGCGCGTAGCGATCCAACTGTCGAATCAGCGCCGAGAGTCCACCACGGATCTTGAGTTCGATCGCTACTCGGCCCACCAGAAAGTCGAGCCTGCTACGCGCGTCGATGCGCACCTCTGCCTCGAATTCGATGCCAGCGCGCGATAGCAGCGACGCGACCGCCGCAGAAAGCTCCGCCTCGGTGCCGCAACACACCCCGTTGCCCTCCAGTGCAGCGAGCACGCTAGCGACCCATAGAACGCATAAGTCCTTATGAGGCATTGGCCACCTCAATCATGTGGAACTTCAGATCACAGGAGGGCGACCCGCACAGGCAAGCAAACGGCGCCGGTCCTCCGCCTCTCACCCATGCCACCACGTCCTTCGTGGTGAAGAGTCGATCGAAGTCGTGCCGGCGCTCGCGGTGACACCCTTTGCACACCACGATCACGTGGTCGAAACGCTTCTCATCCATCGGCGTCGGCGCCCCCATCGTTGCTGATTTCGAGCAGCACGTCGGCGTGACAGACGTAGGATCGCTCGCACCAGCACGCTAGGTTTTTCCCACGCAACTCGCGCCTGACGTCGTCGACCGTGATGTTCAGCTCCCCACGTTCGAGCGCATATCGGAACCCGTCCACGCACATCGCGCGCCGGTGCTCTCTCCATGCTCTCCCCGGCAGTGGGATGAAGTCCGGTGGTGCTTCGTCTACCAGACGAAACCGCTCCAGCCGGAACGGGTTTCCCCACTTGGTTCCCCGCGATACGCACACGACGGGCAGGCCGTTGGGCGAAACGAGGCGCGAGCCCTTCTTGCGCGAGCGCTGAACACGTTCGGGCTTGGTCATGCTCCGAGCTCCTTCATGCGCGCGTAGAGCTTCGGCGCTCTCCCCGTCGGCAACTCCTCGACGTAGAGCGCCTCGAGTTCGGCCCAGTGCTCGACGAGGCTACCCCACACGCGAGACACGCTCGCCATCTCTCCGATGCGCGCGCGCCACGCTGGGATCGCCTTCAATAGGCGGTAACAGCGTCCGAAGTCATCAGGATCCAATGGGTGCTCGGTGTTGCCTCGTGAGTGCATCATGTGGCTCCAGATCGCGACCGACGAACGCCCAGTGTCACCGGACACAATCCACTGCTGGGGCGTGAGTGTCGCGCCGCATTCACCCTTGTGCCGTGCGCTGCACAGCACGCACACGTCACCGTCGGCGTGCGGTTTGCAGTTGCGGTGACTCTTCGTGAACGCCTTCATGATCGCCAGGAATACGTCCATCGGCGCGGGGAGCTCCGGCCCGTATTCCGCGCCGCACCGGACACACATCAGCTTCCCGCCGTCCAGCAGTCGCGCCCACGGCGCCTTCGCTTTGCGCGCGGTCATCGAACCGGGCCCCTTTCGCCCGAACGGCAGGGCGGGCCCGAACTCCGTTCAACGCCCGCACCGCCCGACACCTGGCCGGACGGCTCCGAGATTTCCCCGGCGGCGACATGTGGGACCTCACTTCCGTTGGAGACATCAGCCTCGAAAGACCGCCGGCCCATGTTGTAGGCCTCGCATAGAATCGACCAAAGCTCACTCCGCGCCCGCTCTTGCTGGTCGAGTGACGTTCCCTGTGGAATGCCGTACCGATGCAGCATGGAGTGAAGCGCAGGCGTGCGACCCCTCGAGCAAAGGTCGATGAGGCGTTGGCTCATCGGAACACCTCGCTTGCCCTCACCTCTTGGTACCCGTCGGCAAGCTGGAGCGTTCGCAGCTTCGACAGCGCGTTCGCAAACCCGCTGCTCGTCTCCGAGTAGCCGCTTCGCGTGGCGATCTCCGACTTCGGCAGCGCGCCTCGGGCATCCACGAGCACCTGCAATATCTCCCTCTCGCACCGCCCGAGCTTGCCCTTCCAGTAGTCCACGAGAGCCTCCCCGCTCGGAAGAGGCGAGACCGGCCCCGTCACCTCGATCCCGGCCGTCGTGACGCGGAGCTCGTCCCGGGAACCCTCGATCAGCCCTTTCGTCCGGAGCTCGCTCAACGCGTTCGCGAACCCCGAGCTCGTTACCGAGTAGCCACTGAGGATTGCGGCCTGCGCTGCCGTCGTCGGCGCCGGCGCCCGCTGCGCCACGACTCCCAGGATCGCACGGGCGCAGCGAGAGAGGGCCACCTGATGCCGTTCGCGCGGGGTCGGGGCTCGCGGGTGAGAGAATGCCGGTTGGATCTGCCTCGGCGCGGGGCGGGGCTTCTCTGCCTCGCGGTAGCCCCTCCAGGCGGCATCTCCGAAGCGGAGCACGACCGCTTCGAACTGCGCGCTGACCCTGCCCATCGCCTCGCCTAGCGCGTCCATGCTCGCCTTGGTCGCCTCGTCGAGCAGCGGTACCTCGACGCGAACCGACTCAGCCGCGGGCCGAGCCTTCAGCTCCCGCTCCAGCTCCACGATTCGAGCTCGAAGCGCCTTCGGGTCGTCTGCCAGCGCTCGTTCGATCGCGTCAGCCATCTGCGTGCGCAGGTTTTCGAGATCGATCGGGCTTAGCTTCGCTGCGGTGAACGCCCTGGCGCCGACCTTCGGCGTCCGCGAGGTGTCGAGGCTATCGATCGGCAGGATGTGCACGACCTTGGACAACTTGAGCCACATCGGGCTCCATACGTGTGGCGCTCCGACTTCGAGGCGCGGTAGAACGTCCGATAGCTTCTCGGTGAAGCCCTTGTCGGAGAGCCAATACTCGAGCGCCTTCCGCTCCTGCGGCCCAGTCATCTGGAAGGCGAACACGCACTCGGTTTGGTTCAGCGCCTTCTTGCTGACCTCCTGTGGGCGCTGCGTGATGAGGCTCACGCCGATGCCGAAGTTACGTCCGACCTTGCAGATCCGATGGAACTCGTGAAGCATCCGCTCTTCGCCGTGCTGCTGGTTTTGCGGGATGAAGTCCTGGCACTCTTCGAGCACCACGTGCACGGCTCGCGGCGCTGCCTTTTGGCGCTGGTAGAAGCGCCCTGCGAAACCGGTCGCGAAGCGCGTGCGGTCTGCGTCGATCATCTGGCTTACGTCCAGCACGACGCTCACCTGTCGATCGACCACCAGATCGGCGACAACGGATCCTGCGCCTGGCTCGAGCGGGATATCTCCGTGCAGACCACCGAGCACGGGAACGTCGAACGCCTTCGGACCGAGACGGAGACCAGCCCAAGTGCCAACGGGATCGATCACGATCACGTGAGCTCGCGCTCGAAGCATCTGCTCGACCATGCGCTTTGCGCCGTACGTCTTGCCGCTACCCGTGCGCCCAAGCCACGCCAGTTTCTCGGTCACGGCGTCGATCGGCAGGGAGAGATCGTGGCCCATCTTGATCGGGTTCGCCATCACGACTCCATCTGGAATGGTTTCAAAACCGCCGGTAGGTAGAGCGGATGGGCTGGACTGCCGTCTTCGTTCAGCCGGAGCGAATGCGGCACGGCGCCTGCGTCTCGAATCTGCTCGAGGGCGGCAGGTCCGCGGGCTCCGCCGAGTCTCCCCCACCCGCAGACCACGAGCATGGCCTGCTCTGCAGCCGACCGGATGAAAACGTCGTTTTCCGGACCAATCCCTTCGGGGTCGGACGGAACGAGCTTCGGGTTCGTCTCGCGCCAGGCCCGCACGTTGACCACCCAGGCCCACCCGTAGCCCCACCTTCGGCAGTAGTCGATCCACCGGTCGACGGTGTTGTCCGTCTGCTCGGTCGTCGCCTTGCTCGGGTTGGCGAAGCATCCGAGCGCCGCACCGAGTGCGTTGTCCACTCCGGTCGGCCAGGCGAGGAAATACCTGTAGCGCTCGCAGAGGGAGAAATAGGCGTAGGGCTGCCGGTATGGAAACAACCCCGGCGAGCGGGGCTTGTGCACGTGGAGCACGACGCTGGCGGACGGCAGTGGCAGGCTAAACACGGCTCACCTCGATCGCATGCGTGATCCACCACGTGCCGTCTGCCTTCGGCTCGCACGCGCTCAGCAGAGCAGGCACGAGAATCGAAGCCCACATGGGCTCAGCGCACCAGCCCGTGCCGTTGTCGAGCGCGTTGATGTCCCACACGCCTCGCGATCCGTCCTGCGCTTGACCAGCTCCCACCCAGTGCGTGTGGCGGTAGCGCGCGCGCACTGGAACGCCGGCCTTCGTCCACGGTCCGCCCCATTGGATCCGAGCTAGACCGAACCCGGGCCACGGCGGCGGCTTCCCGCAGGAATGCCCACCGGTGATCGCGAACTTCACGCCCAGCGAGACCAGCGCATCGACCATCATTGTCGGGTTCGTGTATCGCTTCGCGTCGAAGCCCTTCATGTGCGGGCGGACTTCGTCCAGCGTCAGGCCGAGAATCGCTGCGAGCGATGTCGGCCCGCAGTTTGCGCCCCAGGCCTCGTGAGCCGCGTCCGCATGGGCCAGCGTGAAAGGTGGGGCGAGGATGCGAACGCTCATGCGCGAATGGCCTCCTCCCGCAGGCGCAGCCCGGAGTAGGAGTCGCCGCCTTCCCAGCACACGACAAGCTCCGCGCTCCCCGTGAACGCTGGCAGGACCGTCGCCACGAACGCATCGAATCCGTGTCCCGACCACTCACCGCACCACGGGAGCGCCTCCAGCGCTAGCATTCGCTGCAGTTCGGCATGGTCGCTCCACATCTCTGGACACTCGACATCTTGTTCGAGTAGCGCGTTCGCAACGGCGTCGAAGTGCTCAAGCGTCAGGCCGAAGTCCACGGTGCGCTCGACGATGATGATGCTGTCGATGTTGTAACTCATTTTCTGGCCGCAGCCGACGAGTCGAACGTCGCGTGCCTCACCACCAGTGGCTTGCCCGGGCACGGTCCAACACTGCGAAGTAGCGCACCCGACGGGTGCGCTGGCGACGACGCGAGGAGGGGACCTCGCGTTCGCGCGTAGTCAGTAAAGCTTCCGCTGAGCCCCGTCCCCCTTGCCGGGTTCCCATGCGTCTCCGGCGCCGTGAGGCGCTTGCTCTTGCTCCTGTGTCGACGCAGACGATGCAGCCGGCGCCGCAGCGGGCGAACTCTTCGGCTTCTCCGTTGTTTCGCTCGGCGTGTCTTCGCCGGACGTGTCGTAGTCGTACGTCTCCGGATCGAGTTCAGGTGGCGGCTGCAGCTGCGGGGCTGATGGGGCTGCTGGCAGGAGCTGATTCGGTGCACCGCCGTACATCGCGGCGTGAGCGTTCAGGTGCTGTTGTGCGATCATCGTGGCGAAAAGCCTTCGCAGTTCCGGATCCTCGGTCCGACCTGTGAACGCGACCCGCGCCACCAGGAACGGCTTCCTGAGCTCGCTGCGCTTGTAGCTACGGCGCACGCCCATGTTCCCGACAGCCTTGTTCATGGCCTTGCTCTCGCAGTGGCGAACCAAGAACTTTCGAAGCTCGAGCAGCTGACTGGCTCCGCCGTCATTGTTCCAATCGGGGTGTTCCTTCTTGCGCTTCTCGGCCTTCGTTACAATCTCCTCGTAAGCGGCTCCTGCCTGGCGCACGTCGATGTCTACGTTGCCAGGCACGCGGCAGACCTGTCCATCGAATTGCTTGTAGAGCAGAACCGCTTCCCACGCGCAATAGTGCGGATGCGAACGGTCGTCCACGCGGCGCGAGTACTCCCACGACACGGCGGCCGCACCGCCAATCCTCGCCAGGCCAACTCGGTCAATGCCAACGGTGTCGTCGTCGCGCGGTTCGTTGCGATTGCCGGTGACGCTGTAGACCTCCGGACCGTAGGGATCGATCGCTACGACCGAAGTGAAAACCTCACAGCCTGGCGGGAGACTGCCCACGATCATCGACGGTGTGATGACGTGGTAGTGCTCTTGCGCCTTGAGCAAAGCGTCGGTGATCTTGCCGGGATCGCTGAATGCACCGACCACTTGCAAGTCACCTGACGCGGCCTTGGTGATTGCATCTTTCTTCGGCGCTTCCTTTGCTGACTCGTCGCCATTCCGGCGCTGGAGTTCGGCCTTGGCCCCCTCGATCCATCGCCGGTCACCGTTGGCGTACTGGTGGTTTGGGTTGGCGCTGAGGTTCTCCTCCTTCTTTTTGAGCCAAAAAGAGATATCCTGCGCGTCCGCTTCCGCGAGCGCCGTCCCCTTCGATTTGCCGCCCGGGATGGTGATGCTCATGACAATACGACTCCTTCTTGTGAGATCGCAGCGGCCGTCTCGAGGCACAGCGCTGCGTCGGCCAACAGCTCCACCGGCAACACGCCGTGGAGCAGGTAACGGTTCAACGCCAGGCAGTACCCGCGGGCCTGCTGGCGGAAGTTGTTCGCGCGCCACCGGTCGCTCATCGGCTGCGCTCCGGTCGTGGTCGTGAGTATTCCGGGTGGATCGCTGGCGCCCGCCAGAGCGCCATGGACTCGCGCCATCGCCACTGCTCGACGTCGGCGCCGGCGGGCGGCACTTCAGTGAACCGCTGCGCCTGCTCGATGCGTTCGCTGCCCGGAGGAATGCTCGGACGGGAAGGTTGTTCAGCCATCGTCATCTCCGATCCGTCGCCACGTCAGATCCTCGACGGACTCGTAGCCCAACGCCGTGGCAAGGTGGTCGGTCTCGTCGCAGCTCTGCAGTCATTCGTCGCCACCGGAGCATTTGGGGCACGATGCGCGCCACGCGCAGAACTCGTCGTAGCATTGCGTGCAGAGCAGGTCCGGCCAGCCCATGGCGCCATCCATGCGCGGCGCGCGACAGACGACGCACGGTCGGGTCGTGGCGGGCGCGGTCTCCGCCTTCGGCTCGACGTCGAGGGCGGCGCGGCGTGTTCTCCACATGACCAGCTGCGCGTCTCGATCTTCAGCCGTTCTCCAGACCATCGGGTGGTCTAGCAGCTCATCGCACAGCGCCTTGGCGGTCGCGAGTTGCCGCTCCAGCTCAACGATGTGCTTGTTGGCCTCGTCGCGCTCAGATCGAAGCACCTCGCAGTCGCGCTTCCGCTGCCGGGCGTTGGTAATCATGTCGTCGAGAATGCTTGCCAACGGCGAATCCGGGTGTACATCGAGGCGTTCGTCCGCCAGCTCCTCCAGCCTATCGAGACCGGCGTCACACACTGACGCAGCGTCGTGGTAGCGCTCGAGCTCACGCCGAGCAGTATCCCGCTCCGCCGTCAGCCGTTCGATCGTGGCGTCGCGATCTGCGAGTTCACTGCGTAGCCTGACGCGCTCTGGTAGACACGTGGCACAGAACGGGCTCTCCTCCGCGACGCGATCAGAGACGGGATGAGGACCGCCACAATGGAGACAGGCTCGATCGGTCATTGACATTCCTCGTCGGCCGCGGCAATAGCAGCCATCATCTCTTCGATCCGCTCCGCCTGCTCGTTGGCCAGCCGGGCGGCGGTGATGAGGCGTGGGGCGAGCGCGAGCAGTGCAGCGTGTATTTGATGGCTGTCATTGTTGACGAGCAATCGCTCAAGCTCCGCCAGCTCGGCCTCGGTGAGTCGTACGTCAGTCACGGCAACCCCGATTCTGTCCGCCGCTCGATCACGACATCTGTAAACCGAACGCGGATCGGCTCGCCGTCCTTGGAGTCCCAGCTACCGCCCGCTCCGACGGTGTAACCGCATCCTGGACAATTGCCCGGAAGCCAGTGCGACCCTCCTCCGGTAGCGTCATAGGGTCCGAATCGCCATTCGTGCGAGCATTTGGGGCAGGTCGCCTCTGCAAGCGTTCGCGCGATCGTTCCCGCAGGCCTTGTGCTGCTCGCCGACTTGTTGTTGACGCTCGTTTCCTCGCGGATCTTGAAGAACGACCAGTGAAACGAGTCGTGGCCCTCGGCGTCCGCTTCGCCTTTCAATACTCGCGAGCAGACCCACGACTTTAGCTTCCGAGCCGCGTCATAGTCGAGCGGATAGGCACGGCCGGCTCCGCAGTGGCAACGCTCGGTAGCGGCGTACAGAAGCTCGGCCTCGGCGAGTCGGTCAGTCATGGCAGTGCACTCGTGCTTGCTCGCCAAGCGTTTACGCCATCGGGCTCGGCATGGGCGCCAGCCCGTGCCCATCGAGCAGCGGCGGCCATCGCCTCGCGCAAGGTCGCGCAGTCTGCGACTTCCCTGTGATCGCCCAGTAGGCCGGTGTCGTCGATGCCCGGCAACGACACTCGCCACGGGTCCAAGTGCGGCGAGGCTAGGTAGTAGACGCGCGACTCTTTGTAGGCCCGATAGCCAATGAGGAGGTAGCCGCCTGCCACACGCAGGACCTTGGCAGTCGGCTTAGGAACGGGTCGCGTTGCGCGGCCGTAAATCCAGTGTACGTAGAGGAGCATGCCGCTACTTTCTCTCTTCTTCCAAAAGCCAGCCTAGAAGTCGAAGGCGCCCACCTTTTTCGTTCAGACCTTCCCGAGTCACCCCATAGCTCAGCTCGCACACTCGCCGGTAGGCCTGTGTCAGAGCCGTCTCAGGGACGTCATTTCCCAACAGGTCGACGTCTAACCCGTCCCACTCTTGATCTCGGGACCAAAGCACAGCGGAAAGAACTACGAAGACGACGTTAGTCGAGGAGACCGTGAAACCCTCAGCCTCGAACTCCCACTTGGACTCCGCCAGCTCGGCCTCGGTGAGTCGGTCAGTCACTTTGACCTCTTGGCGTTTACAGTCAGGGTTTTCGCCCTCTCCAGTGCTTGCCAGCAGCGAGTATCGCGGCGCAGGGGGTCTAGGCGTCGCTCGATGTAGTCCGCCACATCGGCGCTCGAAGCGTCGATCTCGGCGATGTACGAGGCCATTGAGACGGCCAGTTCGTGCAGTACGTCAGCGGCGCGACTGTCGGAGAGTCTCGTCAGCTCGGCATCGGTGAGTCGGTCGGTCATGGTATCCATGACCCGGACTCAATCGCCCTGCGCATCACGTCGCATAACCCCACTGTCGTCCACGAGTCATCCGTCTGTACCTGCTCACGGCGCATCTCGACGATGGCCGCCAGCGCCCCGACCTTGCGCTGCTCGGCGTCGCGGAGGCGGAGTGCGGCAGCCGCGTCCTCCTCTGAGTCTGCCTCGTGTGCAGCAATAAACTCTTCAGGCGTTTCGGTCATCGTCATTTCCTCTCCAGTTCCTTTGCCCTCCGCATCTCCACCACCGCCGCCAGACACCCGAGCAGCGACCGGTGCCGGCCAGTCTTCTCGCCGTCTACCAGCGCGTAGTATTCCCACTCGTGATCGGCGGCGTACGATAGCGGGCGGGCTCGGTGGAGCTCGATCGACGGCATGTCGCCCTGCTCGAGCTCGGCCAGGATCGCGAGCGCACGGGCGCCATCGTCGACCGTCGTGCTCTGCAGCGGTGCTGCCGGTCGCTCCAGGATCGCGCGGCGTTCGGCGGGTGACAAATACTGGCGGGCGGGTGCGGTCAACGAACATCGACGCAGCGCCGCAATTGTCGCAGGCGGTTGCCCCGGACCGTGCCCGCAGTACAGACACGACTCGGCGTGCTCGAGCTCGGTCATCCGGCCTCCGTTGCCCAAGCGCGTTCCTTGGACCAATCACGCGCGAGCCACGCACGGACCTTCTCAGGGCTGCCCCACGCGGCTCCCGATGCATCATTGTACAGGTACGACACGATCTGCCAGACGTCGACCGCGCCAGCGCCGCCGGACTGACAGCACCGCGCCATCGCCTCACTGAGGTTGTTCTCCAGGATCGCCATGAGCCCGGAGCCGGGGTGGATCCCCGTGCGCAAGTAGCGATCCAGGCCGCCACGCGCCCACTCGGGAACTGCATCGAGCGCGGTCACGGCTTCACCTTGTCGAGCTCGCGCAGTGCTGTTCCCATACCGTGATTACCTTGTCCTCGATCTGGGCGAGCGCCTCCCTGGCAGGTAGATACCTGTAGCGTGCGCGCCAACTGTTGAGCAGCCTCGTTGCGATACGCGAGTACGGAGTTTCTCAGCCACTGCCGCACGTGAGAGTCCATCACGCGCCGCCTTTCGGCTTGTCGAGCTCTAGGATCAGCGCATCGGCAAACATCACGGCCGCAACTGCCAAGACGCGCGGGGTTTCTTCGGCGGTCAGACTGGTGCCCCTAGGATCAGCTCCGAGCAGTCCCTGCATCGCCATCCCCGCAAGCAAGTCTCTCCGCGACGGCACCGCTCGCAGCACGGTGTCACGCTCGGCATGCAGCCGCCGGATGACGTCCGCTGCCTCACGCGCGAGGCCCACGCTGGCGCGGTCGAGGGCTTCGAGGATGGCGAGGTCGGTCATGGTTCGCTTCCGATCCGGTGACACTCCCGCATTGACACGTGCCCGTCAGGGCATGCCGTGAGAGTGACGCTTGGGCTTGCGCGTCTGAGAAGGTCCTTGCCGCACTCGGGACACTTTCCCGACAGCACAACCTGAAGCGCCCGATCCATCTCCGCTCGCTCTGCGGCGACCTCGTCATCCGTGGGGAATTCGCACTGCGCGCACGGAACCGGATCGTAGGTAAGGCTGGACACGACACACGGAGTGCGGGCAAGCCAGCCGTAGTCTGCGCCGCCAACGTGCGCGCGAATATCCACGCCCTTGAGACAGTTGTATTTCCCTCCGGGTTGCGGATCGTACCAACGGCAATGATGGACGGAGAACGCTTTCCCGGCCATCACGCCAACCCCACAATCAGCGCCAAACCACCGGTGCGACGAATCAGTGTGTATGCCGTAGCGATCGACATCCCAACCGGCTCGCTCGCCTCAGCGTCAGGCGCGGGGACGGTGTCGCGATCGTAGAGACCATCTTCGCGCGGCGCATGGAATGCGCACTCACAATCACTTGCGCCGCAGGCCGGACACAGGTCGTACTCACACCGCAGGTTCGGCGGCTCGTAGTGGCGGCGGCGCCACGCCATCATGTGGGCCAGCACCGGGAGCAGGAGGCGGGCACCGCGGACCACCACGGGCTGCTCGGCCTCCCAGCAGTGGCGGCAGAGGAGGCCATCGCGCGGGACGGCGGTCTCGCCACACGATTCGCACGCCGGCGGGCTGTCCGCGTGGCACCAGTAGACATCTTCGCCGTCCACGATGACGCAGCGTTCGGCAGGGCCGGCGCAGACGCGGCAGCAAGCCCAGCCACAATTTGGGCAGAGTTCACCGCGGGCGATCTGTGGACCGGGGTGGTTGCCGTAGAGGTCGTGGATGGAGCAGCCGGCGCAGGGTGACGTGCGGCGGGTCATGCGGGTCATGTCCAACCTATAAGACGGTCCCGAGGAACTGTCAACTAGATTAGACTGATTGGGTACCGTGGGCGGCGGCCCAGCATGGACGTTTTCGGTCCATCCACAGGTTGCAGCCCCACGTGACGAACCGTTACCCTCTGGACTTGTCGCGGGAGGTCACGATGCACAAGAGGCAGTACAGGGCGGTCATTTCTCGTTGCGAAACAAGGGTTTACGCAACGGATGATCGAGGCGGAAAGCTACGACTTCTTGCGCTGACCCGCAGCGCGCGGGAGGGGGCCGGCATTGCCGCCATGCTGGGCAGCATTGCCCGCCTGTCCCTGCCCGAGCTTCGCGAGATAGCTGGCCTGCAGTTCGTCGAGCAGGCGGCGGGCGTCGCTCGCGTGAAGGCCCTTCCGGATGAGCATCGTCAGCCCCTCGTCGTACCAGGCGTCGCTCTGGGCGGGGACAGTCTCCTCCCCGCTCATCACCCACGAAAGTGATCGATTGCCAGCCCGCGCCAGGGCTTCAGCCGTCGCAGTATCGATCCGGTGTGACCCCTCGTCGCGCTCGCGGTCGAAGGCCTTGTAGAGCGTCCCGCGGCGGATGCCGGCCTCGTCGGCGAACTTGGTCAGCGACAGACCGCGAGCCCTGGCCATCTGTAAGACACGGTCCCTGAGGGCCATGGTTCCAGTGTCGCACGCATTCGACGTTCCGAACGTCGAAAGGGGTTGACGTCCAGGGGGCAAGTGGTCAATTGTAGTGGACACCACATGGACACCATCAGCGATCGAGTTCGCGACCTTCGAGCGAGGTCGGGGCTCAAGGGCAAGGAGTTGGACAGGTTGGCCGGATTCTCTCCCGGGAAGCTGTGGTCGATCGAACGGGCGGAGGGAGAAAACTTCGAGCTCGACACCATCCGCGGCCTGGCGGGCGTGTTTGGGTGCTCATTGGACTACCTGGTGAGGGGAGAGGGGCACAAGCCAACGGATGAGGAGCTCGGGGATGCCGTTGCAAGGGCGCGCTCGAAGGCAGACGCGCAGTCGGGGGATGCCGCGTGAGACCGCGCGGCTCTCAACACTGCCTGTCTGCTCCGGACGTCAGGAGCGTTCCGGTCTACGTGTACGCGCTCACCGATCCCGACGGAACGATTCGCTACATTGGACGCAGCCAAAGCCCGCGGGCACGCCTCACGAACCACCGGACGCGTTACGCTGCACGGCCTGTTTACGCATGGATCAGCCGGCTCGAAGCGCGGGGCAGCAGGCCCAGGATCATGTTGCTCGTCACGATTGCTCCCGGTAGCGACGCTGCGACCGCCGAACTGGACGCAATCCGTGAGCACCGTCCGAGCGGCAAGCTTCTGAATGCGAGGGGTGCCGCGTGACGCTACTCCACCTCGCACTCGCGAAGCTGCGGGTACTGCGGTGCATTTTGCATTGCTTCCTCCAAAGCCCAGAGTCCATTCCGCTGGGGGCCGACTGTCAATGACCGCCGACCATCGCCTACCCGCGCTGCGGGCGGAGATCGAGTCCTTGGCGCGCCCAGGTCTCGCCAAGACGCAACCCCAGTCGCTGCGCGAGCGTTCAGAGAACCGCGGAGCCGAGGCGTACACGGCCGGCTTCGATGCGAGCGGCATGCCGGAGGCGGTGCTGGCTCGCCGCGTCGGTGTCGACCGGCGCGTGATCCGTGACTGGCGCTCAGGTGCGCGGGCCGTTCCACTCTGGGCGATCGTTGCTCTACCGCACGACGGACGGCTTGCTGCGCTCAAGGTGCTGGTCGATCAGACCGCGTCGAGTGCTGATGACGAAGAGGTCGATTCCGCGCTGAGGTCCGCGTGACGCGGGGCGCGCAGACTGTGGCCACGAGTTCGGCCACATCGCAAATCAGCGACATGATCGCGAGATCATGCGGTGCGGGTGAGCACGGCTGCACCGACGAGCATGGAGATGCGTTCAGCGGGTGCGGCCACAGGAGGCCACGATGAGTCTACGTGACCGCCCACCTCACTGCTGGCCCGTGTCTGTTATCGAGCAGAGTTGGGTGACCGCCGTCGCAAAGGGCATCGGATCGACGTGTCGCGGGCTCGAGCTGGACGAGCTGATCGCGTGTGGCTACGAGGGTCTGCTGAATGCACGTCGCGACTTCCGTCGCAGGTTCCGAGTCCCTTTCCGCGTCTACGCACGGACGCGGATTCGCGGTGCGATCCTGGATGGTATCCGGTCGCTGCAGCGCGTTCCGCGTCGTGCACATGCGCGCGGCCAGGTCTGCAGCGTCGATATTGACGATCTCGCGCACATGCTGCGTTGCGACGCTCCGCCTCCGGATGAACTGCTCGACGAATTCCGCGAGGCGCAGCTGTTGAGATCCGTGACCGATATTCTGCCTGAATGCGAGCGCGAGCTGATTCGGCGCAGCTACTTCGGCGGTGAGCGGTTCGATCACGTCGCCCGTGACCTGGGCATCTCCAAGTCGTGGGCGAGTCGGGTCCACCGCCGTGGCCTGGAACTCCTGCGTAACAGCTTGGTTCAGGAGCTCGAGAAGGGATCGTTCGCGTGACCGACGCCAAGCTCCTCGCCCTCATGCTGCAGTCCGGTGGCGAGGCCCTCGCGCGCTTCGCTCGGTGGCTCGACCTGGACTCGTTCGTCGCCCCGACGAGCACGGGCGCGCGGGCGCTGCTGGCACGACGGATCGCGGACAGGCTGGGGATCGGGATCGTGCCGCGGGACGGACGGGCGCACTACATCATCCGGTTGCCGAGCACCGAAAGCTCGGATGGTTGCGCGGGTCAAACGTCAGGCGAAGATGGCGTGACAGGTCGGAGAGACGATCACTCACAGCGACGTAGAGCAGTGGTAGCTCGGCAGCCTCATAAGCTGCAGGTCGGTGGTTCGACTCCACCCGTCGCTACCACCGGCGACACAGCGATCGGCGCAATCGGTCGGGGCTTGTCGCCGGATTACTGGGCCGACGTGAAGAGCTGCGGGGTGGACGCGACATGACGACTGCAGACCTGGCTCCGCTGGCTATCTCGAAGCTTCGTCTCGACGGCGGCACACAGTCGCGCGCGACGCTATCCGACGAGACGATTGCGGAGTACGCCGAAGCACTCGACAGCGGCGCGCAGTTTCCGCCCCCCGTGGTCTTCTACGACGGGGCGGATCACTGGCTCGCCGATGGGTTTCATCGCGTGAAGGCGTACTTGACGTTCGAGGGTTTTCTGGGCGACGTCGGCGAGCCACCGTTCAAGGGCGCCGAACTCGACCGTCGCGACAATGACGGTAACTACGAGCCCGGCAACGTCCGGTGGGCCACCCGCAAGCAGCAGATGAACAACCGACGCGCGAACTTCTACGTGGAGTTCCGCGGTGAACGGGTGACGCTCACTGAACTCGCCGAGCGGTTCAATCTCAACGTTTACACGCTGCGCGGCCGGCTCGTCCGCGGCATTAATCCGGAGAGCGCGGTCAGCGCTCCGGTGCGCCAAGCTCGAAAACGCGCGCATCTAACTCCACTAGAGCTGGAAGAGATCAAGCGCCGCCGAGATGCAGGCGAGACCATGCGTCAGATCGCGAGCGCCCTTGGAATCGACAGTGGCACGGCTTCCCGAGCTGCGCGGAGGGCTGCCTAATGGCACTGAGGTGTAAGGAGGGGTTTTTGCGAGGACTCTGCCCGCAGCCCAACTGCCCGCACTCCGACCACGGGCGTGTCCCGCGGATCGAAGAGACCGGCGTCCAGGTCGCTGGCCGGCGTCCGTCGAGAGTACGCGGCGCAATCTTCACCGACGGGGCCATGGTCGAGGCGCTCGACGGTGACGGCTCACTGGCTGACGCCGCGCGCCAAGTCGGTTGCACTATCGCCAGCTTCTACGCGCGCGCCAAGACATCACCCTCGGTGCGTGAGGCGCTGCGGCGACGGCGTGAGCGCGGACACCGGCGCCGCCGCAGACCATGCTCGCCGGTCAACGAGAGCAAGGCGCAGATCATCGAACGCTTGCGCGTGAGTCGGACGGACGTGCCGAGCGCGACGTGCGGGACCGACGCACTGAGTGGTGCAACGCGCGAGCGTGATGTCGCAAACCTGTCACGTCTGCAGCAGTCGCGGCCCTTGGCGCCGCCGGGGATGCGGTCGCCTTGCCGGAGCGAAGCGTGATGGACACTCGATGTTCACATGGCTTCGCCGAAGGCTACTGCGTTGTCGTGGGGTGCCCCAACTTCGAGGGTCGTGCGGCGCGCTGGCGTGGCAAGCCGATGCGGCAGTGCCACACGCCAGGCTGCGCGCACATCACGCAAAAGGAGTTCTGCGACAAATGCATGAACCGGCGGCGCCTGTCGCGACTGATGGCGTCGGACTTCGACGTCGAAGTTAGCGTGGCTCGCAGCGCGATCGACGCCCACGGCGGCGACCTCGAACTGGCGCGGAGTGAACTGCGGAAGGTTTCGAATCATGGTGTGCCAGTTCCTGCAGCACCGCGAGTGAGCCTGCGGGCAGGCGGGATCCGGTGAATTGATGGCCGCCACTGAGATCGAGTGGAGCGATGCCGTCTGGAATCCGATCCGAGGATGTAGTCGGGTCAGCGACGGCTGCACGAATTGTTACGCCATGCGGCAGGCGCACCGGTTTGCTGGCGGCGCAGAGGACCAGGGTCCGTACTACGGCCTGACGACAATCCGCCGCGGGAAGGTGGACTGGTCCGGCGTCGTGCGGTTCGTTCCTGAGATGCTCGACGCGCCGCTACGGTGGCGAAAGCCGCGTCGCGTGTTCACGAACAGCATGTCCGATTTGTTCCACGAGTCGCTGACGAACGAGAAGATCGCGGCGGTGTTCGGCGTGATGGCAGCTGCGCCGCAGCACACGTTTCAGGTGCTCACGAAGCGGTCTAAACGCGCGCGCGAGTGGTTCCAGTGGGCGGCACAACTGCACTCGTGCTCCGCCACTGGAGTCGATGCAATCGTCCGCGCGCTCAGTTACTACGCTCACCTGCTGGCGCCGAGCGATGCAACGGCCCAGGCGCAACGCACATGCCACGACGTGAAGATTCCGTGGCCACTGTCCAACGTCTGGCTCGGTGTCTCGGCCGAGGACCAGCAGCGCGCCGACGAGCGCATCCCGGAGCTGCTCGAGTGCCCAGCGGCCGTCAGGTTCGTGTCGCTCGAACCGCTGTTGGGTCCGATCGACATCGGGATTGAAACCGCGCGCGACTACCTCGAACCCTTCCAGGAGACAGACCCCATGCTCCGTCGCACACCCCGTATCGACTGGGTGATCGTGGGATCCGAGTCAGGACACGGTGCACGGCCAATGGATCTCGCCTGGGCCGAGTCGTTGCGCGAACAGTGCGCTGCATCCGGAGTGGCATTCTTCACGAAGCAGATCGCGAATCCCCATGACCGGAAGGGCGGGGATCCCCAGTTCTGGCCCGGCGGTCCCTGGCCGCGTGAGTTCCCGGAGGTGGCGTTGTGAAAGTCGGTACCTTTCGTGACCTACTGGACGAGTTCGAGCGACTCGCCGCGCAGCTGCGCACGCAGGACAACGCGATCACGAGCGACCCGATCTTCGTGGTCCAGCGGAAGCTGCGCGAAGTCGGCTGGGATCCCGACTACACCGAATGTGTGTGCTGGATCGACGGCGCGAACGAGACGGATGTCTATCCGGACACAGACCCCGAACGTCACGCGAGGCTCGAGGCAGCCCACAGGGGCGATATTCCGTGGCCCAGCGACGAGGTGGAAGAGGAGAATTGGACGCGGACTGGTTTCCGCTGGCGGTGGGAGTTCGTTCAGCCGTTCCTGACGCGAGAGGCGGCCGAAGAATTCCGCGCGTCGCAAGCTCACAACTTGGGTGAGACGCGCGTCTTCGTCGAATCGGCCTGCCGCAACCCGGAATGGAAACTCCTGCGGGCGCTCATTGCTGCCTTCGAGAAGGAGCGAGCATGAGCCGTCCACTGGAAGAGGCAAAGCTCTGCCCGTTCTGCACGTGCGTGGACGACCTCGAGATCGTGTGGACGCTCGACGACACCGAGTGCCACGTCGCGTGTATGAACTGCGGGGCGAAAGGTCCTGACACGCGCGTCGGCTGCAGAGAGCCCGAGGAGGTTGCTGGAACCGAGACTGAGCCAGATGCCCAAGCGCTTCGTGATTGCCTCGAACGCGAAGCCATCGAACTTTGGAACTGCCGATGCTTCTGCGATCCGGCAGAGCGCACGGGTGGCGGCCACGATCCGAAGTGCCCGCATTACGAGAAGGAGCCGGCCGGTGGCTGAGACCTGTTGTTTTCACGAGCACCACGATCCGGTGACGGAAGAGCCGTGCGGCAACAAGTGCAACGCGCCTGCTGTGTATGCCATCGTTTGGAATGATGGTCGCGTGTCTCCTGCGTGCGAGCTGCACGGGATCGATGCTCTGGATGACAACGGACGGGCACTCGTTGAAGAGATTGTACCGGTTCAGGAGTACTGGTCGTGAGCGGAATAGAGCGCATCGCCGCAGAGCGCCGGCGCCAGCTCGGTGCCGAGGGATGGACCGTAGCGCACGACGACTGCCACGACCGCGGGCAACTCGCTTGGGCAGCGGTCTGCTACGCAGCGCCGGACTTGGTCTTCAGAGAGCGTAGGTATGCCAACCGCATCGTATTCGTAGACACGTGGCCGTGGGACGACGGAGACAAGCGACCGCATCGCGGCAACATCGTGCTCCCGAACTTGGGTGTATCGGTTCAGGAACGCATGCGCCAACTCGAGAAGGCGGGCGCGCTGATCGCCGCTGAGATCGACCGCTTGGAGCGCATCGAGCGACAGGAAAGGCGGCACGGATGAGCGCCGCCGGGAAAGAGCGAATGGCGCGCTTTGCGTCGCTCAAGCGCGAGCGCGCCAGACTCATGGCGCAGCTGGCCGACCTCGACGCACAGGAGGCCACGCTTCTGGACGAGTTCGCCGAGAACGATGTCGACTTGCGCACGGGTCGCCGCGCGCCGCGCGCGCACGTCCCCACGCTCGGCCCAGTTTCGGAGCTGGACCAGGCGCGAGCAGACCGCGCCTTGCAGAAGTCGGACAGCAAGCGGAGGCTCCGGCCATGAAGTCGGAACAGAACGCGGGCACGATTCGCACGATCCGCAATCGGCGCGGCGAGGTCGTCGGCTACCAGGCGCTGCTGCCGCGAGCGCTCTCAATCCCTCCACGCGGCTGCTGCAATCGCGACTATCGCCAGCCGGTTGGTGAGGTACTCCCCACGTTCGACGAGACCCGCACCTTGCTCGACGGCGCCATTCGTGGGCGGCTGAAGAACAAGCCCACGACGCTGCTTTCCGTTGCCCACTACGTCGCGGAGGAAATCCAGGCCCGGCAGCAGGCCGCTCGCCGCAGATACGAAACTGAGGCGCGCGCGCGACGAGCTACCGCGTCGTGGCGGAGTCTCGATCGCAACTGGCTCAAGCCACGGGGGTGGTACGACGCGCCGGCGGTCTCGGTGGATTTACAGCTGGACCTTGCCCCGTTCTTCCGAGAGCTCGTGGAGCGCGCGGACGGGCCGCGCGGTAAGCCGCTCTCGGCGCACTTCGTCCACTCGGCGGCCGCGTTCCTGCGGGCGGTGTTCAACCGCGCGGGGCTCGAGCCGAACCCGATGGAGCGCATCGACCTTCCCGATCGCGAGCCTCCACGCGTGCCGCACCTGGACCTGGCGCAGCAGCGGAGGTTTTTTCAGACCTCGCGTGGAGCTGACTCCAAAGGCATCGCGACGCCTACGAGACGCCTACGCGACGAAGACCTCGTGATGGTCGGCTGCGGCATGGGCGCCGGCCTGCGTGTCGGCGAGCTTCTGTCGATCGAGGTCACGGACGTCCACGTCGATCGCGATCCACACCTGGTCGTGCGCTACGGCGGGCCTGACCACGCGCCCCCGAAGGGCAAGCGCATCCGGCGGGTCGAGCTCGTGGAGCCTGGCCTCGGGTTCTGGCGGCTGTGGATGGAGCGGTTCTACCGCGGCGGTGCACTCGTCTTCGAAGGCCCCCGTGGGGGCTACCAGAAGCACTGGCCGGAGCTGTTCCCCGGGTGGGCGCGCGCCGCCGGCGCCGCCGAGTTGACCTCTCACATCATGCGCCACACCTACGCCGTTGCGATGCTCTCGGGCTCCTGGGGCTACGAGCCGAAGGGCCTGGACTTCGTCCAGCAGCAGCTCGGGCACGCGGACCGGAAGACGACCGAGCGCTACTACGGGGCCTTCGAGGTTGGGACCTGGGCGCGCGAGGCGCGCGCGATGCGCGGTGACGTCACGGCGCTGCGGCGCCCGATCACCGCCGCAGAACTGCTCGGGCTCGGCCCGGAAGCCGGTGCGTCAAGCGGTGCGACAGTCGGAGCGATCCGGCGGATTTCTCGGGCAATTTCGTTTACCGGGGTGGATGACGGGAATCGAGCCCACGAGCGTTTCGTAGCAGAAAACCTGCTTGGCCATGAGGCCGAGCCCGGTGCGACGCACCGATCGACGCTCGGCCGGGTGGAGCGGGCGTTGGAGGCGCTCGCCGCCGCCGACCCCACGGCCGTCGCCCAGGCAATCGACGCCCTCGGCGAGGCCCGTCAGGTGCTCATCGGTCTGCTGGCCGCGGAGCAGTCAGCGAGGGAGGCGCGCGACCGTGGCTGACCTACCGGCAGTCGGAACCCGGGTGACGATCGTGGGCGACCACCCCGCGGCGGGCCGCTCAGGCGTCGTCGTCGAACTGCTCACCAGCCCGTTCGGCCGCGTCGCCTCGCTGAGCGAGATTCTGCCGCCCACTGTGAGCGGTGCAATGAGCACGCTCGAGGCGGCTGACCGAGGGGGATTCGGAGCGCTCGCGCGCAGGGGGGCAGCATGAAGGAGCGTCCGAGCGAGCGCGTCGACGAGCTCTACAAGCCGTTGATCGAAGAGCGGCGCCGCGCGCGCCATGCCTCCGGGGATCTCCTGGATCGGGTGGACATCGTGGATTGCCTACAGCGGGCGACCATGGCCTATCTCGATGAGCGGTGGGAACGTAGCCAAAGGCGGGGCCGAAAGCCGTGAGCGTTCACGACTTCGAATGTGTGCTCTGCGGTGAGATCCGTTCGCCCGAGGATGGCGCCGACGATGCGGTCGAACGCGTGCTGGGTGATGCCGAGCGGGGCGTTTGCGACGACTGCTATGCGCGGTTGCCTGGCCATGTCGTCGAGTGGGCTGAAAACGCCGAAGATCGAAGGAGCGCAGTGTGATCGAAATCGAGTGCACCACAGTTGCGGCCGCGGAAGCTGCGATCGCCGCCGGAAATACTCCGGTGATCAGCGGCAAGATGCGCCTTTCCGTCTCGGTCGACTGCCGGATCATTTGCAAATCCGGGCAGCCACACGTCGAGGCGCGGGAGTCGTCGCAGCCACACGTCGTGGCGCGGGAGTCGTCGCAGCCACACGTCGTGGCGCGGGAGTCGTCGCAGCCACACGTCGAGGCGTGGGAGTCGTCGCAGCCACACGTCGAGGCGTGGGAGTCGTCGCAGCCACACGTCGAGGCGTGGGGGTCGTCGCAGCCACACGTCGTGGCGCGGGAGTCGTCGCAGCCACACGTCGTGGCGCGGGAGTCGTCGCAGCCACACGTCGAG